GGCGGATGGGGAGGCGACCAGGGAGGCGGTTGGAGCGGAAGTCAGGGAAGTGGAGGTTGGAGCGGAAGTCAGACGAGCAGCTCATGGAGCGGTCGCAGAGGTCGCTAGACCCTTTGCAAACCGCGCCAGAAACGCCTTCCGAGCGTCAATTTCTGTAGAACTCGTCGTTTTGACCATGAATTTCTTATCAAAAATAGTGTCGGGTGGTACAATCGGCTCAAGAAGGTCCTGAACCGGCTTCTTCAGTTGGTTTGTGAAATAGTACGTGTAATCGAGAGGGACTTTGCGTTCACGGACCCATGCAGGATCCTCCGCCTTTTCACACATCTTTCCCGGTCCCTTGACAATTACAAAAGATACACGATCCCCTTGCTGAGGCTCAGAACCTGGAGCGCGGGCTCGCATCTTGTCCCGCACGTTCACGTGAGGCATAGCAACCTTGTAGTTTGAAGCGAGCTGCTTGCTCATCAGAAGCTTTTCAGGAGCTACGCGGCCCTCCATCAAGTTCCTCGCAGCTTCCCGGGCTGCGTCTATGACCGGTCTCGGATCGCTCGATTCGAGAATCATGTCCAAGAGCTTCTTGAGCGTCTCGCGAACAAACGGACAGCTGTCCCGACGAACAACCTGAAGACCCTTGACGTCAATTTTCTTGAATTTTACAGACCCATCTTTTGCTTTTTCATACATCTTTGCCGCGTAACGCTTCTTCGAGTACAGGAAATACGGGCAGTAGACCTTTTCGAGCTCAAGCTCATTTGGTGCCTTGAAAAGCTTTGTGCACTGTTCAGCTGCTTGCTCACCTAGCTCCCAACTGTAATCAATCGCAGATTGACCTTTCCGACCTTGGACATCAAACTCGACCATTACGGAATCGGTGTTTTTGACTATCATCTGTCCTACACCCGCTTGGAAGGTTCCTGCTATAGTCTCCAGGTCGTAGACATATCCGTCCCAAGATTCGTGAAGTACTAAAATTTTCTTGATCGCTGTCGGGTCCTTTCGGAACGAAGACTCGGTCCACGTGAGACGAAAGACGTTTGGCTTATCACATCGTGTATTGAGTGAAACGTTGAAATTCATAGAATTTAAAAGCAGATAGTACCACTGGGCTGTTACCTGGTTTTTTGTATCAATTCTTCTACACCCACCAACTTCATTGTCTCGTCGACAACCATCCGAAGCCCAGAGTCCTTCTAGAAAAGTTTTTTTTGTTTCAAAGTTTGCAAAAACAAACTCTGGTATTTTCTTTGACTGTCCGTCATAGCACATTTCTCGCCACTCAGTGACAAATTTCACTACACTGCCACGTGGGCTAAGTTTATAAACTCCTGAACTCTTCATCGTATCCATTATTACAAATCCCAAATCAGGATACACACATTCAAGAATGCGTTTACACTTGTTGAGAAGATCCAGGTCTTGGTTGTTTATACACCATGTCGACTTGCGACCCGAAGGACAGTGATACGTTCCACACGAGCCATCGCCTACAAACATTCCAATAACAAACAGATGATCCAAGTTGTTTGTATTTGTAAAATCTTCAATTTTTGGAAAAGAGTGAAAAAGTTTCTGACCCACCATTACATCTTTTGGTTTCAAAAGTTCAATTGTAGGACCCAAAAGAGAATGATCTTCGGTAACATCCACAACACCCGTGTGGGTAAGAACGCGATAAATCTTCTTTTGACACTTGTGCCGAATAACGCGTTTCACAGGTTTCCATCCTAGGTGAGTCCATGCTTCGACTCCTAAAACTTCTGAAGACTCCTTGTCTGTACCGTCTTTTAGAAACCCAGGATAAGATTCCCACACGTTTGACAAATTTTCAATTTTAACAGTTTTAACCTTTCCATTAATTTTTACAAGAACAGGAGTCTCGGGCATTACAGAATCTCCGTACCTCACCTTGGCTCCTGGAAAGTTTGATTCGACATAATTCTTCGTCTCCTCAATCATCTGTCTGCCTCGCATAGTAACGGTCGATGCTATAGCTACAAGTGGGAGCATTCCTTTGCTTGCGCCCGTGAACCCATACATGGAATTCATACTAATCTTGTACGCAAGTTGCTGACCGTTATAGATCGCCTCCATGGGTGTTCCCTCCGACGCAGCCATGAGCTTCTTTGCCTTTTTGCGAAATGCTTTGAGATCCGTGAGAATAACTGGAAGGAGGGAAGGGACGTTCTGTGCAAAACGGTGTGGACCAAATTGTTCATAAGTCACTCCGGGCAAGTTGTCGTACTTGGGATTCATAACCAGAGTCGAATAACACAAATTGTGAGCACACATGATACTCGGGTACAGGCTCGCAAAATCGAGCGCCGTGATGGGTCCATAGTACGCGCCTGTCTGAGCCTCAAGAACTGTCGCACCTTCGTACCCATCATCATCACCCAAAGGTCCCTTGCGAAACGTTGGAATGATGAAATTGAGTTTCCGAGCCTTGTAAGCCATTTGACTGAAGACTTTGATTTGTTGACCACGCTCGCTCAAAAAGCTCAGAGGGACCCAACACGCTTTCGCCATCTCAATCTGGTTCTGAATTTGACACAACTTTTCCATAATTTTGTGAGGAAGGACCGTGTCTTGAATACAGTACTCTGCAACCTCTGCCAGTTTCTTGGGGTCTGAATCTGCAAACCTCTTGAAAATATCCTTGACTGGCATGTCAATCTTTTCAGAACCGCTCAAAAACTTCTTGGAAACATTGTTCAAAGAATAAGACTCGAGTTTGTGTTCGCGTTTCACATCTTGAAAAAGGTCAAATACGTAACGACCTCTCATGGGAACCATCTTGAGTTCATTGTTCCCGAGCGCGCTCGAACTCAGGTTCTTCGTCACAAGTTCAGCCACCGAGTCCTTGACGCGCCCCCACACAGGTTCGAGACCGCATCGAAGAGTCGCGCGAGTCAAAAGAAACTCGAGATCAAACCCGAAAATATTCCAACCAGTGATAATGTCAGGGTCCGTCTTGATCAGATGCCGTTGAAACTCTTGGAGAAGTTCACGCTCGGTACTAAAACTCGGGAACCCTTCCGTCTCTTTGAGACACAAGCACGTGCGCTCGACATCTTGACTTGCGAAATTCTTGGTCGTCATCCCAATCTGGAAAACAACATCGGACGGATTCTTGGGATCTGGAAACGCACCAGTCGAAGAATAACATTCGATATCGAAAGACACTATTTTGAAAGGAGCAATGTCGTCACGCGCGACGGGTCTCAGAGCATTCCACTTGGGTTGCCACAAGTTCAGGTCGCATGTCGTGTCTATGACCTTTTCGCATGTCCCAGTCTCGAGCCACCCGGTCGAAGCGATGCCGGTCACGTGCATGAATCGAAGGATGGGGTCAATGTTCGACTCATGAACAGTGCACCCCGCCATCTCTGGCCACTTCTTGTTTTCTATGCACCACGCAAAGTTTCGAAGACCTTTGTGTGATCTAAATCTGACGAGCAAAAAGTTTTCAAGTTCGCCATTCCGAAACCCCCAGAGGTCTACAGATCTTTTGCGCTCGACAGAATAACACTTTGTTTGAACAAAGGCAAAGTCGTCCCATCCTTTTGGAGGTTTGATGTAAAAAAAAGGTTCAAAAGTCGTTCCGAGGGCAACGGAGCGGCCATCCTCGGTACGTCCGAAAATTCGAACGGTGTACATACCATCATCATTATCTGTGCCGTCCCAAGCGATTGCTTGGAAGCAAACTCCAGCCATTATTTATCTAACGTTTTTTAGTTTTAAGCCGTGACGTAAGGCGTGAAAATAACCTGCGCAATACGATATCCAGGGCGGATAACAAACGCCCGCTTTTGGTCAGTATTGTGCAAGACGACCTTGATTTCGTCTGTGTACCCCGGATCAATGGTATCCGCCAGGACCATGAGACCATGCTTCACGGCGAGTCCAGTGCGACTCGCAAGATGTCCATAAGTTCCTGGTGGGAAGTTGACTGTAACTCCTGTTGATACAACTGCGCGGCAGCCAGGTTGGATGACGTATTCAGCGTTGCTAAATAGGTCGAAACCAGCGCCGGAGGGGTCAGGAAGCTGTGAATCCGGGGAAGCATTGAATGCCATTGTACCATTTTAGCCTTGTATTTCTTTAGTTAGAGAAAAAGTTTGTACTATTGTCATGCCTTGCCTACTCCTGGATGTTGATGGCGTCATCATACGTGACCGGCTTCTGCTGGCTCATGTCAAACATAATGCCACTCGTTACGTTCACTCCAAGCTCCCAAACTGCGCAGACCCCGTTTCAGTAAACAGGAGTTTGTACCTTGCATATGGACATACCGCACGCGGTCTATCAACTGGATTCGGCATAGACTGTTCCGATTTTAACGAAAAAGTATACGACAAAAGCCTTTTGAGCCACTTGGCTGATACTCTCGAAACTCCCGAATTTCATGCGGACGCCGAGCACATTAGCAATCTCATATTCTATGGATGGCCCGTAACACTCTTTTCGAACGCACCCTATGAATGGGTCGCTCCAGTTGCCCGTGCAATTAGCGATCAAGTTCGTATCCGATGCCCTGGTTCAAATCCTGCAAAATCTTACCTGAAACCCGAGCCGGGGTTTTACAAAGAATTCGACACATGTACCGACTATTACTTTGTCGATGACTCTCTCAAGAATTTAGGAGCTGTTCGTGATATGGAAAACTGGTACCCGATTCACTTCAACGAAGGACAGCATGATCGCAATCTGTGGTGCCCGCAAATTTCAAGACTGCAGGACTTGAGTTCAGGAGTTCTTGGATTTTAATCGCAAGCAAATGTAGATGACCTGTTTCAGGACAAATGGTCTATACGTCATCCTCCCTTATTTTAATTTTTGTGCGTTCAAGAGACGCCGTGAGTTGTTCATTAATTTTGTAAATGAAATTTCTAAAAATTATAAATTGAAAATTGTAATCGTAGAATTATTAGGACCTGCATCATTACCAAAATTAAAGACATGGAAACATTTGAAATTTAATTCTGAAGACAAGCTTTGGGTAAAAGAGAATCTGATCAACAAGGGGATTGAATCATTGCCCAAGAGTTGGGAAAATGTGGCATGGATAGATGCCGACATTCAGTTCTTGAATAAGCGATGGGTCGAGGACACCATTCACGAGCTCCAAAAGTCTGACCTTGTCCAAATGTGGCATTCTGCCGTGAATCTGGGTCCATGTGGAGAGACTCTCAAGGTGGACAAGAGCTTTGGATTTATGGCTGCAGGTGGGGGAGCCCCGAGCAAGGTTTATGACAACTGGCACCCGGGATATGCATGGGCATGTAATCGCCGGTTTTACAACCGGATAGGGGCTCTGATCGATTGGGCAATTCTCGGTTCTGCAGACAGACACATGGCCATGGCTATGATTGGAAAAGCAGAACTTAGTGGACCGGGAAATATGCACCCTCATTACTTGGACATGCTTGAAGAATTTCAGAACCGCGTGAAAGGTATGCATCTCGGGTGGATTACCGGGACTATCATACACCAATGGCACGGGTCGTTTGTGAATCGCCGGTACAAAGAACGCTGGGAAATTCTTATAAAGAACAGGTATGATCCTTTTCTTGACATTGGAACAACCAACGAAGGTATCATAGAGCTAACGACACGCGGGAAACGTTTGGAACCATATATAAATGAATACTTCACCGGACGTCAAGAAGATTCTTAAAAATAATTATAGGAAATTGTAATTGTAAGAACAGAAAGAGATATTGCCGCGACAAAAAAGTCCCTGAAGAATTTACCATTTCTTGTTTCGAAGGATACAGGGACGAGTATGTGGCTCTCAATGTCCTGAACCATGCTAAGGCTCTCATGTCTCGAGCGACACATTGGACAATCAAGTTTCCGTTTCATACATGACACGAAACACTCGAGATGCATCGTCTTTTTACAGCATCCTGTAGTTGTGAGGTTTCCTTCGAGCTGGTCTAAACAAATAGGGCACTCATCCATTACTATACAATGTCATTTATTTACGACAACGAAGGGCGCATACTCGAGTTTTATACATATCATGACCACCCGGTAAACAAAAAGAAATTTCGAAAGAATCCCATCGGAGAGGACTGTTACTTGTTGCCCGATGGGAACGTAGTTCGTGACGAGGACACAATCATCGCTTTACAGAGGAACTGGAAGGAGATTGTTTACGCACCTGGAGGGAGGATGTACCAAAAAGCCCTGGAACGCTGGGAGCAGTTAAAAAAATAAACTGTACTAATTGTAAATGGACCGCGAAAACTTCTATGTAATTTCTGTTTTGACCAATCCCGAGCGTTATCGCCAGCGCACCAAGCTTTTCAAGGAGTTTATGGGTCGCATGCAAAACTACAAGGTGAATCATGTAGTCGTGGAATGCGTACAGGGCAGTCGCCCATATGAGGTTACTGACGTATCGAATCCTCTACACATCCAACTGAACACGAATTCAGTCGTTTGGATGAAAGAGAATCTTGTAAATATTGCTCTGAGCCGTCTCCCAGCCAACTGGAAGTACGCAGCTTGGATTGATGGTGACGTGGACTTTGTAAACCCAGATTGGGTCGAGGACACAATCCACGAGCTTCAGCATGCTCCAGTGGTTCAGCTCTTTGAGCATGCGATTGATCTCGGACCAGATCACGAGTTTCTAAACAAGTGGGAGTCGTTCGGTTCGTGCTACACCAAGGGCAAGCCATTCCGTGGGTCCAAGCAAGAATGGGGCAAGGAGGATGAGTCCTATTACTTTGGGCAGTACAGCGGAGCTGCAGAGTATTGGCACAGCGGGTACGCATGGGCTGCAACTCGTGAGGCTCTGAACGGGTTTGGCGGTCTGCTCGATTTTGCAATTGCAGGCGCGGGCGATCACCACATGGCGTGCGCAATTATCGGCAAGGCGAATCTTTCAGTTCCCAAGAATGTTCACCCCAACTACATCAAGCTTCTCAAGGAGTGGGAGACGCGTGCGCTCCGGACTGCTCATATGCACATGGGCTTCGTAAAGGGCACTCTGGTTCACTACTGGCACGGGAAGAAGCGCGACCGCCAGTACCGCGGTCGTTGGGAGATTCTCACCAAGAACCAGTTTGACCCAACGCGGGACATACACAAGGACACGAAGGGTCTGTGGGTTCTGCACCCTTCGAATAACCGTCTCCGGGACGACCTGCGCCACTACTTCCAGAGTCGTAACGAAGATTCAATAGATACCTAAAAATTCACGTCTTGATCGCGCCAGAGTCTGAGTCTTTCAGAATCTAACAAAATGTCCGTCGCAGATCTCATCAAATGCCTTGAGGCTATCGTTGCATGTGTTGAGATTGAGCCGGAGCGGATCCTCAACTGGGGATACATTGAGGACCGGCACCCTCTTCTGCAAGAGGCGGATAAACTCGCCAACAAGCTCCTCTTGACCCCGGATGGGGAGCGCAACCGTTTCAATGAACAAGAGCTGATGATGAATAGCCCATTCAGGGTCTTTCCGATCGAGCAAGATAGTTTTGGGTGGCTGGCGGCCGGAATAACAACAGACAAGGGATATGTAGCATATGGTTAAAGTTTAGAGTTTAATGAGAATTATGGAGCTTTCTAGCACTTTCAAGTGTCCCTGTCGTCCCGAGTTTACGTATAAGCATGCACACGCCCTCGCAGTCCATAAAAAGTCCAAGATGCACATGGCATGGGAACAGACCCTGGAGGTTAAGGATGTTCGCGTCCAGTCAAAGCAATTTGAGAATGAAATTGAGCGTCTAAAAAATAAACTGACTCATCGCGAGAGGATCGAGGCTGAACTCTTGACCCGTATAGATACACTCGAAAAGACGGTCCAATATTGGAAAATGCAGTGTGAAGGGGTGTACATCAACTAAAGGTTCAGACCATAGTACAAATATGGAACACATAATCGCACTCGAGGCGATTTGGCCGTCCCTTTCAAAATCTGATAAAACAAATATTAATAAGAGAATTCAGATTATGAAAGGGGCATCTCAAAGATCTCATAAGAAATGGACCCCCGAGGAGTCTTCTAGGATGCAGGAACTCTGGATGTCTGGGCTTCCTGTAAATGTCATAGCGCAAAATTTAGAACGTTCAGAACTTGCGATCAAGTGTCATTTATGGAACCTCGGTCAACCTAGACAGCCCGAACTTGTGACTCTGGAAAATGCCCAAATTGGTGATGAGGTTTTTAGAGGGCCCGACCTATTTTTACCTCCAAAATATGTACGGGGAAAAATTACAAAAATTATTCATGAATGCGAGACGGTCTGGGTTCAATGGGAAGGTCTTAATTATGAAAAGTCGGCCCGTTTAGGATTTTCTGGAAAGTTTGACTTGACCAAGGCTCCTCAGTAATACTTAAGGAAAGTTTATCCCTAATAACCAATGGACCGTCTCACCGTTCTTAAAGATAACATCGCTCGCTTTGAGGAACAGTACTCGAGCCCGGTTGAGGGAAGTCCGTGTAGGATTCCCAACGCGTCCCAAATGGCTGTCTATGACGAGTGGGTCAAGGAACGTGATGCCATTTACCGCGCCATGATTCGCGCCAAGCTCACAGAGTTAAGGAAAGAGAGTAAAAATTCGAGTTCTGTACACGTCAAGTCTCCGCGAGCATGAGTTTTGCAAACTCGGACACAATGCCTCGCTTCCTCCTCTCCTACATCATCTACATTGTGACGGTCAACCGCGCACCCTTTGCAACGTTCGACAATCTCAAGGAAGTGAACCAGTGGATCCAGCATTACAAGGTCACGCACCCCGTTCACCCGGAGTTGAGCAGTGCGACCGTGTCGGTATACAAGTGCTTGGATCACGATATTATAGGTCAGAAGTGCTACCTCTACTCGAAAATTTGAGTCGTGAGAGCGCCAAATTAAAAGAAGACTCTCTATAAGCACACAGATAAGATGTATCAGCCGTGGTATCTAGAATACGCAAAGCGCCTCCTCGCTAGCATCCTAGGATCCAAGCCGGAGCTCGAGGGACTTTTGGAGATTGTAGTGGTTTAATGGTCAACACCTTTGTTACGTCGAGCGACTTAGTAGAGTGCGCGCGGTCCCTAGATTACCGCCGCCTAGGAAAGCAGCGTGTAGAAGCCTACCAGATATGGCGAGCTCTCAAGGGCATCACCAAGGGGTGGAAGAATCACCCAGCCGCCAAAGCATGGGAAGGGTACACCTGTGCTCTCGCCCAATACACAAACGTGATGATTGACGAGTGGATTTCACGAGGTTACAAAAACACCATGCAGAAACTGCCGCACTGCAAGACACCGCGGTTTCCTCCATGGTGGGGGTGGGAGCCCCTCATAAAATCGCACCAGGCCTCTTTGAATCGAAAGGATCCCTCGTTCTATTCGTTCGAGGTCGGGGAGTATGCGTCCTACGGTTACATATGGCCCTCAAAAGTTCCGTTAGAGTATCAGTGGGTCAAAGAGCCTGTGCTTGCGGCTCTGGCTGAGAGGGTCTAAAATTCGTGTTCTGTGCCTGCCAGTGTCCCGCTAGAGCATAAGTCTTCCAGACTCGAACACAATGGAGCTCGCCCCCGGATCTCTGATTTCGGCCGACTTCCTTCGCTCCTGCTTTCGCCATGTCACCATCATGGTTGGCTACCCTGGTTCAGGGAAGTCGACCCTTGCTTATAAACTTAGCGATACGGTCATTTCTGGGGACGTGTTAAAGACGGCCCCAAAAATGATCAAGGCGGCAGAAGAGGCCCTCAAGGCGAACCCCTCTGCATCGATCGTGTTCGATGCGACGAACGCGACAAAGGCAAGACGAGCCGAGTACGTGGCCTTTGCCAAGAGACACGGCCTGCCCGTGCGATGCATCCACGTGGCGACCCCGATCGAGGTCTCGATGGAGCGAAACAAGATGCGCGAAAAGCCCGTGCCGAACATCGCCCTGTACCTGTACCGCAAGAAGTTCGAGCAGCCCACAGCCGACGAGGGCTTAGAAATAATTGTCGTTTAAAAAGTACTTAAACCCAAGAAGCGTTGAATAACTAAATGGATCACATCTGGGTTCTGTCACACGCTCAGTATGCTCTCGAGTGCTGGTATTTTTCGAGTGAAGAAAAGGCCAAGGAGGCCAAGGAGGCTCTCATACGCAGCAGCGGGCGCAAAGAGTTTCACTTTAACATCACCAAGCAGCCGGTGGATTCTGTAGTTCTGTGACCTAGGGGCGGGCAACTCTCTTGGAATCAGGATAGGCATGTACGAAATTATTTCTTACAGTTACGATAAGGCGCACAACTTGCCCTCATAGTGAATCCTGCAATCTTTTTTAATAAACAATTAATTTTTTTAAATTTTCGAGGGAGACTGAACACTTTCTTATTCGATTTGCGTACGCATTGTTTGTTCTTAGGTCCCGACTTGCAGCAATTCTTCATTTAAATAAATCAATATTTTTGTCTAAAGAATAGTCTCGTCTACTAATCATGGAAGGTTGGATAGCAGTCACACGCACATCGACCCTCGGACAAACTCCCAGACGCGTGAGTCTTTTGAACAAGAATTATGTAGTTTGGCGCGATAAGAATTATACTCCGCGTATTCAGTCCGATGTATGCAAGCATCGGGGCGCATCCCTGTCGACCGGCAAGGTCCGCGGTGACCACATCGAGTGCCCATATCACGGATGGAAGTACTCTGAGAACACGTTTACTCGACCGTGGTCAGATATTTCAGAGTATTTCATGAATGAATACAACACATGGGAAAAGGATGGGCTCTTGTGGGTCCGCCCAATAGGTCTCCAAGGTCCTGAGCCTCCAGGAGTTCCTCATTCAACAGACCCTGGATTCAATACTGCCTGGTTCGAGACAACAATCAAACAGGCAGCCCAACTCATTATCGAAAACGGGATAGACCCGTGCCATGCCTCATGGGTTCACGCCAACCCTTTCGGCTTTGGAAGCGATGCCGAGAAACCCACAAACGTAATTCACGCAGGAAATACTATTGAATTTGATTATGTTCCAAACAAGGAAGGAATTTCAACCAAGCTCTTTGGACTTGATACAACGAAAAACTTTCACAAGTTTGTGCTGCCTTACACAACCTGGTCCGATGTTATCATACATGGGGGCAAGGTTCTCACGACCTATGTGACCCTGTGCCCTGTGAGCGACACCGAGACCAGAATGTTTGTAGGATTTTCCCAAAACTTTGGACTTCCTTCTGAGTTGTTCATTCTGATGGGCAAGGCGATAGTCGAACAGGACCGTGCAATTCTCGAAAACATAGACACGTCATATAGGTACAGGGGACTCACGGGGGAACATGATGAACTTGTAGAAACCTATCGCACTTCTCTTCACAAGCTAATATTTCGTTAGCAAAATTTCGAGTCGTGTGCGCGCCAGGGTCTTGAGAATCTCTAGAATGTCACCAAACAAACAAATGGACCGCCTCAGCATTCTTAACGCCGACATCGCTCGCTTCGAGGAGCACTACTCGAGCCCGGTTGAGGGAGGTCTCTGCCGGACTCCCAACGTGTCCCAGATTGCCGCCTATGAAGGCTGGGTCAAGGAGCGGAACGCCCTTTCCAATTACACAACTCGTGATATCGACAATGAGATTGCAAAGCTCCGCCGGAAGGAGACGGAGTTGCGCAAGACGCGCGATAACCTCTTGATCGAAGAGGTTCATCGGCTGGCGACAGCGGCAATGCCCTCTGCGGCGGCTCAGGTTGCCCGTGCCCTTCTCAATGTCCATGTGAATGAGGAAATCCCTCTCGAGCGGCTGTTCTGGATGCAGAGCGCCGAAGTGAACACTGCGGGTCTGATGCTGCAGGCCGAGTGGCGTGACCCCGCAACTATCGCAATGTTTCTGAAGAATGGGGCCGATGTAAACTTCAAGGACCGTGGAGGTTTCACGGTTCTGGACATGGTCCTTCAAGGTCACGACGGTTACTGGCGGGGTAACTCGGTTCACTGGAACCCCGAGGTTTTCAACGTGCTGGCTGAATTCAAGGTGGATCGCAAGGGTGTGACTGGCTGGGTAGTAACCGAATGCTGCGAGGGAGCTCCTCAGTATGTGCTAGACTTTCTGAATGCTGTTTAAAAAATAGACCCTCTTATTACGTATGGAGCTAAGTGTCTATGGTCCCCCGAAGATTGACTTTCTAGCCAAGAGAGATGAAAAAGAGAGGGAGTTTAAACTCGCTCTAGAACAACTTGAAGAATTTAAGAAACGTTCCCAAGAATCAATTTACCCAAAAGAAATTTATGGAATTGTAAATCCAAAAATTATGTACAACGCAGAATACATCCGTCTCCTCGAAAATACTGTACGTGCAAAAAAGTCTCTTGAAATGATTGATATAATTCTCGAGGGTCTCATGCATGAGCGAATAAAGATCCTTGAGGAATTTTTAAAATAGACATATAGTACATGTCCAGACTTCACAAGCTTGCAAACATGGAGAGTACAGGTCGTGTTCTCCGAAACGAAGTCTGGCCAGGTCCTTTTCAGCGTGTAGAAGGGGTAAAAAACAGAGCCGCACCTCTGTACCTACCGAACAAGGCGACGTGGAACAAGTTTAACAAGTTGCGTAATGAATTGTACAAGAATGTGAATAATAATGCCAACATTGTGCGTCGGTTCATAGCCAAGAATGAGGAACGCATAGCCCACGGACGCACGGCACCTCGCAACACGGCGCTCGTGTCCAAGCAGCATGCAAACAAGGCTCTGAAAATAAGCCGGGAACTTCGGGCTCTTGGAAACAAGTTGCTTTATGGTGTAAAATCACTCAACAAAATCAAGGAACGTATGAATGCCCTCGAAAAGAGCAGACAGGCTGCACGAGCCCGTGGAAGGGAAAAGGGACTTGCCATCAAGCAGTACCGGAGCCACATGCCCCCAAACAAGGAAGCAGGTCTTCCACTTGGCGGCAGTGAATATCGTAAATTGAAACAGGCATTCAATCTAAAGAAATAGACAGTAAAATTCAGGTCCTGTGTGCGTCAAAGTTTTCACGGACTCAGACATTCAACAAACACACAATGTTTACAATCATCGCCTCCTCGATCACCATTCCCGGAAAGATGAACCTGTGGACGTTTGACACGAGAGAACAAGCAGGTGCCTTTATTCTGTCCAAGGCGTACGAGGCGCAGCACTGGCATGTCATCCACTTGAGCATATACGAGTCCACTTTGAACTCGAGCGAGCCTGCAAAGCTTTCGCTCCAGAGTATCGAAGACTTTTACCGTAGATCCTGATCAGGGTCAAACCGCGTAGCATACCAAGATTTAGGAGCTTTTCGTTTTGTAACCAAGACAAATTTATATACCCGCGCCACCGCCCATTGAGGCGCAGTCGTCCCTGGTCTGCTCCCTCCCGTCTTCCATGCTTTGAGTCCCCTGTTATAGACCGTGTTTAGCGTCGAACGGCTAATCCCCGTTTGCCGAGAAATAGCATTCTTATTAAACTTTAGACCAGGATAGGTCTTGTGAAAGAGCTGGGTCCAGTGCGACTTTTTCTTCGCGCCACCCACGTTTGATTTTCCAAGGGACAGTTTCTTGTAAGGGGTTGCCCGTCTCTTGAGAAGCTCCTTTTCGCGAGCCAACTTGAGGGGTCTCGTGAGACCTGCAAAATATCTTTCAGGCCAACTTTTTGTGACTACAATGTGCCGTGGATGTCTCTTCATATTAAAGACTTGGATTTTATTTAAAGTATGACGAAAGCGACAATTCCTCGGGCTCTTCGTGAACGCGTGTGGCTAACCTACATAGGGCGTAAATTTGAGCACAAGTGTCTTGTGACGTGGTGCGAAAATATCATATCAGTCTTTGATTTCGAGACGGGTCATGACATTCCTGAGAGCAGAGGGGGCACGATGGACATTGAAAACCTTCGCCCAATTTGTGCAAAGTGTAATAGGTCAATGTCGGATAATTACACAATCCAGGAATTCTCAGCAATCTCCAAGAGGTCATCCAAGTTATGGGAGTGTTTCAAGTACGTTTCTTAAAGATAGACAGCGTGAGTAATCTAAAAGATGTGTGGAATCTTCGCCGGAACGAAGCCCCCTCCCGCAAACAAATTGACCCACCGCGGTCCAGATGCGTTTTCGCATGTTTGTGTCGGTGACATGCATCTCATGTTTTGGCGTCTTGCCATCAATGGTCTAGGAAGTGTAGGAAGCCAGCCCATCGAATGCAACGGTAAACATCTCATTGCAAATGCTGAAATTTACAATCACGTAGAGCTCGGGGGCGCACCTGGAGAGTCTGACTGTAACGTCATCTTGCCCCTGATTGAGGAGCACGGTCTTTTCCGCGCGTGCGAACTTATGAGCGGTGATTTCGCCTTTGTGTACACAGATGGTGAGCACATGTGGGCAGCTCGTGACCGTGTCGGCGTCCGTCCGCTCTTTTACTGCAAGTACCCCGGGGGTATCTCTTTCGCATCTGAGATCAAGGCTCTGACGCACATCGGGGGTCTTGTGGAAATTTTCCCACCCGGTCATCTCTATGACCCAAAACTCAACCGGTTCATTTGCTGGGCACCCAACTACTGGGATCACCCACGAGATGATGACGACGTGGACTTTGTAAGGAGCCACATCCGTCACTTGTTGACTGAGGCTGTCGAGAAGCGTGTTCACAATACCGAACGTTCTGTCGGTTTTTTCCTGAGTGGAGGGCTTGACTCTTCGATAATTGCGGCACTTGGAAAGAAGTTTTTGGGAAAGATTCGAACCTTTTCCATAGGTCTCGAGGGTTCTCCGGACCTGCTGGCGGCTCGCAAGATGGCTGACTTTCTTGAATCTGATCACACTGAAGTCAAGTTTACTATTCTGGAAGGTCTCGATGCTATCCGTGACGTCATCTGGCACATCGAGACGTTTGATACGACTACTATCCGGGCATCAATTCCCATGTATCTTTTGAGCAAATACATCAAGGAGAATACCGATATCCGCGTGGTTCTGAGCGGTGAGGGGTCTGACGAGCTCTTTGGAGGGTACCTGTACTTTCACGGTGCGCCAAATGTGGAAGCCTTTCTAGGCGACACAACGCGCCTTGTTCGAGAGGTCCATCTCTTTGACGTGCTTCGGGCAGACCGCACGACTGCAGCACATGGGCTTGAGCTGCGCGTTCCATTCTTTGATCGTGATGTGATCGATTATGTTATGGATGGATTTTCTCCAGAACTAAAGATGCCTCAAGGAAAATGGGAAAAGTACATTTTGCGCGAGGCGTTTGAGGATATTCTTCCCCGTGAGATTTGCTGGCGCCAGAAGAATGGGATGAGTGACGCAGTAGGGTACGACTGGGTCAACGCGCTCAAGAGTTGGGGAGAGGATAAGTACTACCGCATCTTTGAGCAATACTTTGGACGGAACAAACACTTGTGCCCTCACATGTGGATGCCAAAGTGGTCGAATGCTACAGACCCGAGCGCACGGTTCCTCCCTAATTTTTCATCTTAATAAATGTAAATGTCTGATCAGCTTGCCCAAATAAATCAACAACTTTCAAGTCTGGGCGCAACCCATTTTCACACTGTCCAAAATCAAATACAAAATCTTAAAACACAACTTGCCTCAATGGACAAGACAAATGTAACTCTTTATTCAAGTACCCTTGAGCGTTTGTATAAACTTCAGAACATGTATACATCATCCAACGTCACACAAATCCAGGACCTCTTGAATCAAAAAATACAATTGCTAGAGTCTGTAATTAATTTATAATTTTAAATTATGGAAATTGAAAATTTCTCTCCAAGAAATTCTAAAATTCTAAAATGGATTCCAGTAGCCGCTTTGACCGTGAGCAGTGTAAGCTTCCTTTTTGCCCTGTGCGTACTTTACCCATGGCATCTTGAACTGTCCCGGCAGTTTGCCGACATGCAACATGCATGCTTAATTAAAGAAAATAGTCCCTACTAAAACATGGAGCATTACATTCACCAGCCTATGTATACATATCTAGGAAACAAGCGAAAGCTTCTTGACGGAATTGTCCAGTCAGTCAATGACGTCAAGGTGCGGCTTGGAAAGGACAAGCTCAGGCTCATGGATGGGTTCACAGGATCAACCGTTGTTGCGCGGGCTCTCGTCGAACACGCCTCTGAGCTCCACTCGAACGATCTCGAGTTATATTCGTATCTCGCAGCAAATTGCTTTTTGAAGAATCCTACAGAGACGCAGCAACGCGCCATCCGGTATCACATTGAGACTATGAACCAGTTACAGGAATGGACTCCCGGACTTGTGACGGAGCTCTATGCCCCTGCAGACACTCAGGACATTAAGCACGGGGAGAGGTGCTTCTTCACTCATGAGAATGCTCTGCGTATCGACACGTGGCGCAAATATGTAGACACCGTCGAACCTGATCTCAAGGATTGGTGTCTTGTCCCAATCCTGGTCCAGATGGCTATTCACGCAAACAGTATGGGACATTTCAGGGCATTTATCAAGGATAAGAATGACGTAGGGACATTTTCTTCAAATAACCGAACTGATCCACTTGTCTTGCAGTGCCCAATTTGGCACACCTCTGATGCGAAAATTCACACGCACAACATGTCAACGAATGATCTCATCAAGACAATGACCGACGGGTCTCTCGATTTGATTTATTATGACCCGCCGTACAATCATCACGAATATGGGGCGTTCTATTTTCTTCTAAACGTTGTGGCAAAGAATGAGCGTCCTACAAATGTGAACCAAGTGACGGGACTGCCCAAAGATCGCGTCAAGTCTGATTACAACTCGAAGCGCTATGTCTTCGATGCTATGAAGGATCTCCTAAAAGAATCTACGCGCGTCTCCAAATATGTGCTCGTGTCTTATAACGACGAGGGCATTTTGGGAGAGGCGGATTGGCAAAAGTTACTTGCCGATTACGCAACTGAGCGTCAGGTTCGAACCTATCAGCGGTACACTGGGCGTGGGACAAAGACTGGCGAGGGTCGAGGCGAGGTCCAGGAAATATTGTATCTCATCACTCGTCGTGAAGTATCTCCTCAATAGCTTGAAGACGGCGTTCAAGGTACGTGAACGCGAGAGACGTTATCAAAAGGATAGATCCTACAAATATTCCGAAACCCATAAGTTCAACTGGCATGTAATAATCTAGATATCAGTTCTTTTATAACAATAACAGTTACAACAACTAAAAAAAACACAAAAAGAGCTTCAATTTTGTGTCTCCATATACACAAAATACCCGTTTTTTGAGCGAGTCCTCTCATGAGGTGAACTGAAAAGCACTCGGGTTTTGGATTGTGCCATTCAAAAAGTTCATTAAATGTGTTTGAAGGAAGTATTTTAATTTTATTTTTGAATTCTGGTTTTTGTAAAATCTGTTCACAAAACGCACCTTGCTCGTAGTTTGGACCTGCCCACCGATCATCCGTCTTCCACTTTCCTTCGGCGTCCCGTGACCATTTTGACGGGTCATACAAAGACATCCACTTTTGTACAAGAGCTTTTCCTCCGTCGTTATTTCTTACACAAAAGACCCCCGCGTTGAACCAGTCTTCCGAATCTTTTGGATCATCCGGGTCATGTGCAGCGATAAAGTCAATGTCAGGGTCCATCATCTTCCGTGGATCCTTTTCAAAGTCCCAGATGTAAATATCTGAATCAAACCATAGTACATATTCACACGATGGGTTTTCATTCATAAGATCATTTAATTTGAAAACCTTCCACCAGTAGTGAACCATGTCATCTCTGTATCCGTCGTATCTCTGATAATTTATGCCTTTGTATTCACACCAATCCTTTATGGTGTCCATGAGCGCGTCGACGTTTTCGTTTTTACGATTTTCAATCTGGAATGCTATAGATTCCATCCTGATATATCATGTGAAAAAAATATTTACCCTTTTTAATGGTGATAACGAGTGGACCTCGGGGTACAATTTTGAAAGGTAAAAGACATAAAATTTATAAAATTGTAGAGAACAGTATCGGAGAGCCATGGTTTTGGAGCATGATACGAAACCCCCTACGTGGAAATAATTATGCAATTCACAAGAATGGTAAACTTGCTGGGTTTGCCATAATGGGCAAGAACCTTCCTAATCTTGGAGGGAGTGCCTATATATTCCTGATAGGGGCACGTCCAGGTCAAGGCTACGGGTCCGAGCTCCTTGCGCAAATTATCAAAGATGCGAAGCGTCGGAAACTCAAGTACATCTTTCTAGAACCTACAGAGGAACGAGTTCGAATATGGTACAGGAAATTTGGATTTAAAAATATTAACCCTGATCTTATGGCTCTCAATCTTAGTACACGAACACCACTTTCTCCGCGGACATCACGGTCCGCATCCGTCCGATCAGCTTCTCGATCTGCGCCTTCTCCCCGTCGTCAAACGCCCCGGACTCGAACTGTTGGCTCAGTTCGGTCAAATCATCATTCGTAATGACCATGGGCTTGTTTCCCCAGTTGAGCGTGTATGAATCTCCGAAATCATATGCCTGGTTAAACTCATCTCTCGTCTTGAATGTCCGGTCCTGGTACAAGTTGTTGATCCAACTCGCCATGTCCGGATCCTTAAACTCCCCAAGCTTTTGGCGGAATTTAGGAAGCGAAAAGTTCACAAATTTGCGCTTGGGAGCAAACTTAGAGGGAACGCATGCAAACTTGATAATGAAGTTGGTAGCCATTGTCCTTGGCTCTCACGTTATACGGTGGTTGAGTGAACGTCTGTACTATGAAAACTGTGCCGGTTTTGTAACCTCAATTTTTGCGTACTCTTCCCCCACGTGTCAGGGACTTCGTTGGGTCGCAGATACAGTGGCGACCAATACATTTGCACTCGTGGGTGCAGCGGCAGTTAAGGCTGTGGACCTCTTGTATAACAAGTAAACATGGCTTCATTCGCCTTCCTTCTCGATCGCTCTGGCTCTATGGATTCGTGCCGTAGTGACGTCATTGGAGGGTTCAACTCGTTTGTAAAGGAGCAGGATCCAAATGCGACTCTAACTCTTGTTCAATTCGATCACGAGTATCTTGTCTCCTATTCAGATGTCAAAATGTCGGATGTTCAGCCACTGACCGAGAAGACGTACACGCCTCGTGGGTCAACAGCTCTATTGGATGCTATTGGTCAATTTATTAAGAGTTCTTCCGGAACCAAGGTGGTTGCAATCTTCACGGACGGTCTTGAGAATTCTTCCCAAAAGTTCACCAAGGCTCACATCAAGGACCTCGTGGACCAGAAGACGAATGAGGGCTGGAAGTTTGTGTACATGGGGGCGAACCAGGATGCATTTGCAGAGGCGGGATCAATTGGCATAGCTGCTAAGAATACTATGGAGTACGACACGAACAAGACACCTCAGGCGTTTGCTCGATTGAGTGCTACACTTTCTCAGGCTTGATTAATCTCTTTGAGAAGTTGAGCACTTTTTACAAGATGATTCGCACGTTCTGCAGCTAGTTGTGATTGACGATACAGTGATTCTTCTATTGATGGAAGATTTCCAGCGGGGGCGGCGGATGGGGCGACAGAGGGCATGAACTCTCCAAGCGGGGCAGCTCGTGAGGGTTTTATAATTACATGAAAGTTTAATATAATACCTATTGAAGCTATAGCGACCATTGCAGCATTTGCGTTCCACCAATTGTCTCTAGGGTTTGTTCCGTCTCTTATATATGAAGCACCTTTTATAAAGGCAAAAATGCAAATTGCAACATTTACAATTGCAATGAATGCATCCATTGTATTATTTGTATATTATTTTCTGCCCGAGAACTTTCTCCGTCTTCCTGAGCGCTTGTTGAAAATTTGGTTCTGACCAGAGAAGCCACCGAGACCAAAAGCCTGCGCTCTTAGCTCCAGATCGTCTCCAGTTTTCCGTCTTACGGTGGCGCATAATGTACCGCTTCATACGTTCACGGTCCTTGTGAATCGTATAATCCGAGTAACCCTTGGCTCCGAATCTCACGATGGTTCCATCGGGAAATTGAGCCATGAATTTATGCTTTGCATTATTGGATTTTTTGAGAGTTACAGTCATCTGAAACTAATTCTTACAGCTATATAAATTAGGAGAGCAAGTATGATGACGTTAAAAACAATGTAGCCTGTTAACCAAGGGTACGCAGCCCTTACTGCGTTATTATCGAGTACCATATTTAGTATCTGTTTACTAAAGGGCTCATCCGTCTCGTCGTCTGACAACATGGATCGCTACTTTAGAAATGACTTACAAAAAAAGGACTATGAATTTACGAAACTTGGGCGCGCTGTGTGTATCCTAGGAAAGACGGGCATAGGTAAAACGTGGGCAGTCCATGACGCGCTGGATCCATGCATAGAGATTACAGCCGATACGCTCAAGTCGAAGCAAGAGACTCTGGAACTTTTGAACAAAATTCGTGGAACAAAAATTCCAGTAATTTTGGATGAATATGAATGCGTCGTCGGTCTCGTTGGACTCAAAGAGATTACAGAGGTGCCCACAGAAAGTTACTTTATTGTAATATCACAAATTCCTGTAAAATTTGATTTTGAAATTGTAACATATAATTTCCCTGTACCAACTCGTGAAGACATGAAACGTATAGTTCCTGATGCGACAGATGCAATGATTGATGCATCGGGAGGCGATATACGCTGGGTCATCCAAGCGAGTACTTTTAAATCAGATTTCAAAGATGACTTCCAGGGACCGAAAGATTTTGTAACATCTCTTGTGTCTAAAACAACACGAGTGAACCCTGCACGTTTCATAGGTCATCCTCTTGCTGAGCCTGGAAATATGGCTTCAATTATTAATGCAAATTATCTAGATTCACAAAATGTAAATTATGAAAAAGTTTCTGACCTCTTGAGCAGTGCTGATATTATAGAAGATGTCGTGTACTCTGGAGACTGGGAGCTCCTTCCCTACTTTAACATCTGGGGATGCATTCTTCCAGCAATTGAGATTGGTCACACCCTTGGACAGAACCTCAAACCGGGGAGCTCGTGGACCAAGTATCAGAACATGTGCATGCGTCGCAAGAAGATCAAGGCCATGTACGAGCGAGTTCCCAGGATGCATCAAGACCTCGACGGAACGCTCCTTCTCATGGATTACATAGACAAGGGTGAAACTGGTCTTCTCAATGAGTACGGGTTCAAAAAAGAGGATATAGACTTGCTGAACCACCTGAGCCTGTTCCGCAAGTTAAAGGCTAAGACCGTAAGTCATTTGAAGAAATGTGTGAGTGCGCCGTAGAAGAGTTTGTCAAGGTTCAGGGGTCGGAGATTTACTTTCACTGTGAAGTATGTGAAGCGACAGTTCTTGAATTAAATTTAAAATTAAAAAATCTAGAAATTGATCTGGTCAAGAAGCATCTCGATCTAGGACTTGACCATATCAAACCTGAGATTCGGATATTCATTAGATCCGATGGAGGGGACATGCATGCAGGACTGAGTGCCATGGATTGCATCACTTCTATGAAGCGATGCAAGGTTCGGACAATTGCTGACGGGGTATGCGCGTCTGCAGCGACGTTCATCCTCATGGGAGGGAGGACCAGGTACATGACAAAGAACTCGTATGTGATGATCCACCAACTGAACCTTGACGGAACGTGGGGCAAATACGAGGACTTCAAAGACCAGATGGAAAATCTGGAAAATTTTATGAAAAAATTTAAGGAAATTTATCTTGAAGAAACTGTGATACCTTCTGAAAAACTTGATGAGATTCTCAAGCGAGATGTGTACTTTGATTCAAGTGCGTGTTTGGAATACAAAGTTGTAGACGGTATCTGGTAAATTACTCATCCTTTGACTCAACTTCCTCGACGACTGGGACCTCCTCCTCCTCTTCCTCATCGCTGCTGCTCTCCTCAACCACTGGTTTCTTGAACGTAACCTTGGGAGCTGGGCGAGGGCGAGGAGGGCGCTGAATCTTAATTGCACCACTGTTAAACTTCTGGGTAAACTTCTTGTACAGGAAGTAACCTATGATCAGAATGGCGACAACTGCCACAATATTGAGAATGCTAAATGGAGATTTAGAACGGATAGACTCGATGTTTGCACGCTTGGCGTGATCTACGACTGGTACGAACGAGTTCATATAAAGAGAATTGAGGTTTTTTCCCCGCCAGGTTTCCGCGATCCCTGGAATGTCCAAAATGGATGAAATAGAGAAGAGCTGGGCGCTGCTCGATGAATTTCGTTCCCAAAACGAGACGGTCCAAGAGATTGTTGCGCACTGGCAGTGTCCATGTGGAGGGGTCAAGGTCATCTATGATCTGCCTGTGTGTACGAGTTGCGGACGGGTCGACTCACATTACCTGTCTGACGAGCCTGAGTGGAATTCAGGCGGGGATCCAGACACGGGAAACAAGGATCCGTCTCGGGTGGGTGCACCTGTGAACACGGATCACTTTTCCGCATCCTGGGGGATGGGGACAAAGATTGTTCCCAAGTCTGGGTCCTATGCGTCGGCCCGTATGAGTCGGATCCACCACCACCTGAGTATGCACCACCGAGACCGGGCACTCTTCCATGCCTATCAGCAGTTGATGGACATTGGCTCACGGGTTCTGGGGTTGCCGGACACCGTCATGTATTCTGCAAAAATCAAGTACAAGGAATTCAACGAAGCAGTACTCACTCGCGGGGCGGTTCGCAACGGCGTCAAGGCAAATTGCATATTTCAGGCGTGTAGGGAGCACAACATATCGCGAAGCACAAAGGAGATTGCAGACGCCTTTGGAATTCCAGTTCGCGATCTGTCGAGAACTACAGAGATGTATCAAGAGCAGGTACCGGACGAAAAGGTCCACGTGATGACTGCGGCGCACCTCGTCCCGCGCTTCTTCAACGACATACAGCTTCCAGATACAGAAAAGGGCAAGACGAAGATGAAGGTTATTCGGTTTTGCAAAGAGCTCGAGGAGTCTGTGGAGCTCATGGGAAGAACTCCCAAGGCTATCGCATGCGCAGTTATATTTGTAGTGCTTGCAGGCGCGATAGATCGCGCAAGTATTTGCAAAATTTGTGACGTTTCAGTTCCAACTTTGTCGAAGATTGAAACAATAGTGAGAGCAGAGCTTAAGGAGAAGAAACTATTGTAGTGTAATGACTGTAACTCTTTTCGTTGCAACCCCTTGTTATGGAGGTATTTGTCTCCAAGCCTATGCAGAGTCCATGCTTCGTCTCCAGCGCACCTGTGCCATTCACGGGTATCAGATGCTACTCGACACTACAGAAAATGAGTCCCTTGTCCACCGCGCGCGTAATATTGCAGTTGCTCGATTTTATCAGAAAACTCAAGCGACCCATTTCCTCTTCATAGATGCGGACATTCACTTTGATCCTGAAGCAGTCATCCGTCTTATCAAATCTGGGCACGACGTAGCGGTTGCTGCGTATCCCAAGAAGACGGTCATGTGGGATCAGGCAGAGGCAGAGGTCAAGAAGGGGGCGAAAAAGGATCTTGCTCGCGTTTCTGCAGCTCTTGTGATGAATTTCAAATATCAACAGACCCAAATTAGAGATGGGTTTGCCGAGGTGCTTGACGGCCCGACGGGGTTCATGTGTATCAAGCGGGAGGTTTTCAAAAAAATGTTTGAAAAGTACCCAGAGCTTGATTGTGTAAATGACCACCAAAACAAGGATCTCGACACTTACGTGGCAGTTTTTGACTGTATGATTGATCCAGAGACACGGCGTTATCTTTCAGAGGACTATGCATTCTGTCGCCGGTGGCAGCAGATGGGTGGCCAGATCTTTGCAGACTGCATGACGGTCCTGGGACACGTAGGAAACTTGCGGTTTCAGGGAACTCTTGAAGAGAGACTTAAGGCTTAGATTCTCTTAAATTAAAAATGCAGATTCTTCACCTCTGCATGGTGACTCGTAATAAATCAATTAGCGCAACGACGCTTCATACAGCTATGAATATTCACATGCTCTGTATGCAGCGTGGAACTCACATTGAGATCCATTTTGTAGATGACAAGATGTGCCTTCCAAAGATTATAAAATCTGGAGAGCGCATCTTCTGGATGGATTATGGTACAAATTTAAACAACGAGGAGCTTCACCGTGTCGTTTCCCCTTTTGAGAATGGTGTAAGCGTCATTGTCTTCCCTTCGGTTAAGGAGGGTATTGATTGGGACATGTTTGCGAAAAAAACTCGTGAAGGTTCGAGCGAGCCCGCTTCTCAGCGTGGTCTTGTATTTGATACCGAAGTGAGCAAAAAGATTTCCGACGGACTTTACGAATGCACAAAGACATCTGCTCGTGTGTGGGCCATGGACGCCAAGCCTGTGGACAAAAAACTCCGCGGAGGAAAGACACCCGTGAGTTTACCTTTGCATGATAACTACGCAATGTTCGAATGTCTTCGCGCACAGGGTATAAAGATTGGGGCAGCGACACGAGCCAATGTTGTGTGTCACTATGTTCACGAATGTTTTGGAAATATCCTTGAATCATCCGGTGTTTCGCTCGAGCCCTAAGAACCTGAAGACTTGGAAGGAGTATAACATGATGTAGAGCAATTTGAAGAACCCGCATTCAAACATGCCATCGAAGCTGAAGTCATAACCTGGTCATCTGAACATGGAGTATAGCACACCACAGAACACGAAGAACCGCCTCCATTGATGCATGCGAGAGATGCGGAAGTGAGTGATTGCCCTGGGGGACATGTGTATGTGGTCTGTTTTGGCTTTGCACTTGGCCAGAGGAATACACCCAAGGAAATGCATACACAACAGCACACATAAGCCATCGCTATGAAAATTGTCATCTTAGAACCAAGTGTTGACATACTATTCACTTAGAGTTTTTATTTGTAATTTATACAAGTCAAAATGGAGGAATTCATCATGAATTCTTGGGGACTCACGGGAAACAGATTCCCAGGTCCCCAGCCTGTTTCTATAGAGCGGCGTCATTTCCCGCTCCTCGAGAAACAGTCATATTTAGTATGCGAAAAAAGCGATGGAGTTCGTCACCTGCTTGCAAGCTTTGCTGATGGTGTCTTTCTTGTGAACCGTTCTTTTGTTTCAGAACCTGTAAAAATCCGTGTTCCCAAGGATACGCTGCTTGATGGTGAGCTTGTGGTTACCAATGCGGGAAAGAAGGTTTTCCTTGTCTACGACGCAGTCAGGGTCAAAGGAACAGACCTTGTGAATTCCCCACTTGATGCACGCCTTGAGGCGGCTCGCAAACTCGTCAAAGGAATTATAAAAACTGCTGGAGCTGAATTTGAGATTCGAGTCAAGACTATGTGGCCCCTAACCTCCATCAAGGACATGCCGGCTCTTGATTCGTTTGAATACGAAACTGACGGAATAGTCATGACACCTGTGAATGAGCCTATTCGTACAGGAACTCATGAAACCATGTTTAAGTGGAAGCCCCGGGACAGGATCACTATTGATTTTGCAATAATGTCTGGAGCGAATTTATATGTACAACACAAAGGGATACCTTTTCTGGAAGCAGCCTTGCACAAAAAGGTGGATATACCCGATGGATCTATAGTAGAATGTGGGTACGGAAATTTAGGATGGTTTGTTGAAAAGATAAGAACGGACAAGACCTATGCGAATAATCGGCGCACGTATTTTAGAACTATTATAAATCTTCGCGAAGCAATTGAGTTGAAAGAATTTTACCGATACCATGCCATGTAGAACGACCCCTTGAGGTCTTTTGGTTCGGGAACTTGCCGAACACTTTCATCATCCTTTATGTACCACGAATCATACCGACGTACGAGAAGAGCATAGTGTCCTCCGTTCCGTATGCCGTGATGGATTATACACGAGAAGAGTCGGAGACCCTTGAATTCAAGGGGGATGTGAATTGGAAATTTACGATCATACATTGAAAAGGAAATACCAAGAACTCTTGGCCATTTCGTCACTTGGTTCCGAATAGCCGCTACCGCATGCGTCTGCCCCGAATCATCCGTGTAGTTTTCTAGAGCCACTGGGTCTTGACGCCTGTTTACGAGTGTTTCAAGTTCATCCTCGCAATCAACATCGATCAAAAGTACAGTAAATGGATTGACCCGGCTCGTCTTCCCACCAGACCATGCCACTTCTTGAGTTTCTTGTCCGTTGAAAATTCCTTGGATCAATTCCTTTCCCAATGAATTCTCAAATACATCCAAAAGAATTATGACCACCTCCTGTGCATCATGCTGTCCATGAGCAAAGTCTGGAAACTTTGAACGGAATGCCTTCAAGAGATTCTCAGGGTTCACTGGACCCGTCTGGACCCTGAACAGATCCATGACCACCGAACGATATTCTTTTGTAATTTCACAATTTCCATTATAGGAATTTTCAAAAAAATATTTTGAAAGAGGTGGAACATGTGCAAGACACTGGACTGCCGTGGAGAAATAGCATGTGTTGCCGAGATTCACGAGTCCTCTCATCTCTTAGAGAGATGGAGCGTTTTGTTTCTATCAGAAAGATGCACCCTCAGAGTCGCAATTTGTTCAATGAGTGGGATCCGCTCATCCAAAAGTACAAGAACCTTCCAAATGTGGAGGTTGAGATTCGGCTCGGTCGCAAGTCCAAGACCACCTTTGATACAAATGTAGGAAAGGATGCTTTTGAAAAGGTTTTCCGTGCTCTTGTAAAGTACGAGGGCTGGGAAACGAGCCGGCATTCCAAGGCGACTGTGTATTACTTTGAGGGGTCCCGCCGTCTCACGGTCGACGAGGAGTCTGACGAGCAGGACGGGTGCACAAAGTCTCGGGTGTGCACAAACGACTTCAAGATTGAGGATTCGAGCCTGGATGTGCGGCTTGGTATTTCCACAGAGGAGCCGTGGGAGTATGACGGGGAGGAGGTGAGCACCGAGCAAAAGGACAAGGAGCGTTGGTCTTTTGTTCGGAAGAATTTGTCTATTGATTTAACAATCATCAAGGGAACTCCTGACGACAAGGATTCTGATGACGACACAATTTATCAAATTGAGCTTGAAATTATCAAGCCACGTGATGTTTCTTCAGAGAAGGAACTTTTCAATATTTTGTACAAGATTTTTGACGTTCTCAAGTGCGTTTGACCTTGCGCTTCAGACGACCGACTGCGCCAGTGGGTGGCGCCTTTGCGACCACGTTAGAATTCCATTTTGCTTTGAGTTTCTTCAATTGCGCATCCGTCATTTTTCCTTTGACGGCTGCACGAATTTCATTCCATGTCCAGTTCTTCTTCGAGTTCAATCCAGCAATTTCTAGCGCGTTTGAAAAGTTTGCAGAGTTTTTAGGAATATTATAAACATAATTGAGTGTCTGGTTCTTGGGCGCACGAGGCTTCTTGGGAAACTCACGCCCGCGGAACAGGTACTGGTTCTTTATGAACCGTTTGTAGGCTGAGTTTATGTCCGCCTTGAGTGGCTTCCCTCGTGCACCCGTCGGCAGGCTCTTGTAAATTTTCATAAACTCTGCTTCGTTTCCGTTGTGATACAAATTATTTCCCAAATTTTGTCTAATTTTATATTGATAATTCAACTCAAGTGCAAAGTTATTATTCCCCTCGGATGACACGGAACCTTGCGGGCTCGGTTTCTTGGGCGGGGCTGGCATTTTAATATTCAACGGGAATGCCTTGGATTTTATGTGAGCAATTATATTCGCCGGCTTCATCTTGGCATTCACTTGTGCGATATTGGCGTTTCGTGCAATGGCTATGAGCTCCGCCTTTGTGAGGCGCGTTGCCTGCTTTCCGTTAATCTTGAGTGAGCCATTCTTCTCCTTTGTAAAGTTGTGAAACTTTTTTGAATTATTTATTTTTACATTGTTGGAAATTTTAAAAATTTCCCGAACAGCTTTTGGAATATTTCGGCCAGCCTTGGTGTAGGTGGATATGACCGTCTTGCGACCAGCTGCTATCCCCTTGGGAATGGCGTAAAAGTAAGGCTGTCCGCCAGCTCCCGGGCGCACGTAGTATCCGTTCTTGACTGCGTTCCAGCTTGAAGCGCGCCGCGCGGCAGGACCCGAGTACTCCGTCTTGTTCGACGCGACATTGAGCGGAGCTCCTGCGTTTCTGAAGATTCGCATAGTTGATTCGGGAATGGGCTGTCCGGCTGCTTCGAACGCCTTGCGCACCTTGGTTGCGAGTGGCCCGAGATCCACCGTGCCGTTGAGAATGGTAGGTCCCTGTTCAAGTTTGCGGTAGTACTCATATGGATAAAGGCGGGGCTGACCGTCTGGACCTGGACGAATGTACCACCCACGCGGGACAGGACTTATGAGTTTGTCCCACGTGCCCGCGGACGGGTTCCTGTTCATGGCCCGTGTTGATGCGTATGACCCAAACACCTCATCTGCGTAAAATTTGTACTTTGTAAAAAACTGCTTGAAAAGTTCTGGCGGGATATCTACGTACTTTGAAGAGAACAGAATTGTTCCATTGGAAAAAAACTGAAATGTAATCTTGGGCTTGGCAAACTTTACAGTCAACGCGGGAGCTCGTACCTCTGGAAGTATCTCCTTTGGTTTTTCTTCGAGCATGCCTTCGGGAATATTGTGAACTATATAATTGCGAAATACTGGAAGGTCGATAGACTTGTTCACTTTGAATTTGCCGTTAATGTTATTGATTGTAGGCGTCATACGTATAGTAGCTGCTGGCACCCACTTGTTCTTTATGCAGAGCCGATAAATTTCCTCGTAATTTGCGGGACCACTTATCTGTATCTGACTTGACTGAAACACAACGGTTGTCTTTCCGTGCTTGGCTGCGACATACTTGACATGTTCCGCGCCTTCACCTATCCACCCGCGCCCTTTTACATACCGGATCCGAGGTTTTGAACGCAGAGTCAGGTATCCTGCAACCTCTGTGAAGCCGACAGGAGCTGATTCAAATATAGAACTCAGAGTTACTGGTATCTTTAAAGTACTAATTGTTGATATTACAGATGGTTTTGAAATTTTAAATCCTAGTCCGGTATTTTCCGAAGAATTCCTTTTTCTCCGGAAGATTGCCTGAATCTTTCGAGCCGCCTCTGCCATCTACTATGTTTCGCATATTTTAATCTGTCATTGGAATATCGATCCCAAATATGAAAGGCTGTGAAGAGTACAAAGTCCCGTTGTACTCGCGCGATTCCGTCCTGACCTCAATTTCGCGCGAGCTGAACGGACCTGCGTAAAAGTCCTGGTTGAAACGCACCGTCCCAAGATTGTTCTCGCGGCAGTGCGTGTTGAAGTGCGTAACAAATGTCCTCTGAGGAATGAAGAGGTCCTTTCCGAACCGAACCTTTTCGGAGCACAGGAAATGCTGGAGCGAGTTGGTGACTGTTGCGATCTGGGTCTGAATCTTACGAAAGTATCCTGGAAGAACATTCCAAATGTCCTTGTCTGCGTATTTGTGAGCATAATCGAGGTAGGCCCGAATGCATTTGCACATGATTGCAGGAAGTTCCTTCTCGAGCTTGTGCTCCAGGTGTGGGTCAGAAACCTCCGGAGCAATCTGGCGCCCAAAGTTGACGGTTGCAAGACGGCGCAGAATTGATCCTGAGTTGTCCTTCCAGTTTGGAACCTCATTCCCGCCCAGAATACCTGGAGTCTTCCACTGCAAACTCACAGCCGACTCATTCTTGCGCGCAATGCTCACATCCTCGCCAGACACGAGAGACTGGAACTCTGCCTGCTCGAGCGCTAGATCGCCCTTGACCTCTGGGCTGATGAAGACGAACCCCTTGTAAATACTTGAGAGACCGAATTTACGCTCGATATTGTTCGAAAGAGTCGCGACATCCTCACACTCGTAAAACTTGCGGCAGACCTTGGTGATCAGCGTCGACTTTCCAGACTGGGCGATACCCTTGAGGAACGGGATAATTTGCCACCCGTCAAGCTCGTTTACATCAAAGCACAGACGACCGATGAAGACGTAGATCCACCGACACACAGCCTCTTCGAATTTCTGATAATCAAGAACAAGCTGCATATTCGGAGTTGGAATAGTGTACCAGTCCTCCTTGTCATCGTGAGGGTCAAACGGAAGGTCAAAGTACTTGCAGCTTACAAGAGTCGGGTCGAGCTCGTGAAATTCGTGAGAGTTGTAAGGGTAAAACTTGATGCGATACTGTTCAGTCTTTGCGTCCCAGTCCTTTCCCACGAGCAGACCATTCTGAAACGACCAAACGTGCCGATCCTTTTGAATTTCCTGAAACTGAAAGTCGTGACAGTTGTTCAAGTGACGCTCGAGATCCGCAACGAGATTTCCACGGCTCGTGAGCTGCTTCCAACGCTCGGGCTCATCCTCCTTTTGAGTCGTGTCGTAAATGAATTTCTTAATCTCCTTGACCGGTCGCCACGCCCGAGTGTTGCGAATCTGCACACAACACTGACCCTTGTACCGACGATAGCCCTCGTCATACGCCTTGGAAAGGAGATACAAAAGCAGCTTTTGATACGGACTCGTGGTTTCGTCATCCTTCAGAGATGTGTCACTGTCATCAATCGCAAGAGTCGGGTTGTTGATCCGATTGAAACGCCTGTCCCAATTCTTAAACTGCTCAAACATCTCCTTGCGGTCTGTTATGAGCCGGCGGACACGAAACTCGAGAGTAAACTCGTCATCGTTAATGTCCTTGCTTGAATTTTTACTAATTCCCATAGACTCAATTCGAGCCAAGATATTCCTGCATTTGTTAATGTACAGGTCCTTACTGTCTCGAATTTCGCGTTCCTTGTATTCAATAGGAAACTTGTCAGAGTCTCGCCTCTGGGACACTGGAAACAAGACGAACGCCCAAGCATTCGCAGCTGCAAGTGAATTTCCCCGAGCATGAAACAAAGATTCTTTTTCCATTTTCAAAATATAGGTGCAAAAATCTTGTTCGGTCCACGTGTTGACTTCATTTGTTTGTTTGACATTTCGAATAGCCTCAACGTGCTCAGGCGTAATGTCACGGTTTATTGTGTGAACCTCCATGTTCTATTAGCACCGGTCTTTTTTAAGCCGTCTCCTCCACAGGGCTTGAAGGAGGGGCTGACACACATTTGCAGACGGAAGCCTTGCCAATTGCAGAAAGAATCTTTACGAGAATCTTGTTCTGGAGTTCTAGGCTCGTTGCAATCCGCTCTGTGGCATCCTTGGTGGACACGAGCGCAGTGGCGATAGTCTCACCCTCATCAGTCGCCAGGAGGCTGCCTAGAGCCTCGAACATATCAGGGTACTCCTCCATCTCATCATCCTCCTCATCCAGATCAATTTCCTCCTCGGGCATGGGCTTGGGTGGGGGCTGGGCACGGCGAGACATGTAATTTGGGTCAAGAAATTAAGCATGTTGATTTTTCGCATGAAACTATTTTCGCAGCTAATACTAAATGCCTGGTGGTGGTTTGCTTCAACTTGTCGCTTATGGCGCCCAGGATGTGTACCTGACGGGCAGCCCAAAGGTGACCTTTTTCCAATCTTCTTATCGCCGTCACACGAATTTTGCAATGGAGCTGGTCCAGCAGAATCTGTCAGGCGCTGGTGGAAACGGCGGTCTCCAGTCGGTTGTAATTTCCCGTTCTGGTGACCTGGTCGGCGACATGTTTGTTGCCCTGACTCCAACGACTACTTCTGCAGCTCAGCTGACGACTAACAATTCCGTAGCAGATATGTGCTGGGTAGCAGAGCGTGCTTTTGATTCAATTAGCCTTTACATTGGTGGTCAGCTGATTGATAAGCATTACCAGACGTGGTTCCGCCTGTTTGCTGAGGTCTTTCTGCCAGAGAGCAAAAAGATAAACTACGGCAAAATGACGTCACTCTCACTGAATCAGAATAACCTTACAGGCACAAACACGTCCGTTGCCAAGGTTCATCTTCCTTTGATGTTCTTTTTCAACCGTTTTCCAGGTCTGTTTCTCCCACTGATTGCTCTTCAGTACCACGAGGTCCGTATCGATTTCCAAATTTCAGCAGTTTTTTCCAACTATTTTGGAACAAACCCCATCGAGGTCTGGGCAAACTACATGTACCTTGACACCAAGGAGCGTGATGCATTCGCAAAGCTGAACCATGAGTATCTGATTGAGCAGGTTCAGTACGTAGCACCCGACCCAGTAGGCGTTTCAAGTGAGAATGCCCCTTCAATTATTCGCATGCAGTTCAATCACCCAGTCAAGGAGATTATTTGGTGCTACATGAACCCATCGTACCCACAGAACACAAATGCCATGTGGAACTTTACGAGTGGTACAGCAAACGTAAATGTAACCGTCGACACGAATAAGATTGCCCTGAACGGTACAAATGTCAGTCCTCATACTCTAGGTTCCCCTGTACTATTCATTCCGCCAAGCCTTACAAACTCTTCGAATCTTTACGTGTATCAAACCAGTGCCGTTACGACTGGGTCCAATATTGCAGTCCAGTCCAATGTCCTCACAGGAAACGCCATGTGGATCGAAGAGGGCGTGCCATATTTCCCCAACTCAAACACAGCATATGGCTACGAGGTTGGCCCCCTTCACCAGTTCAAGTTCCTTCTCAACGGAACTGACCGGTTTGTTCCCCAGCCAGGGAATTACTTTAACAGCTATCAGCCGTACCAGTATCACATGGGCACGCCTTACCCAGGAATTTACGTTTATTCATTTGCTCTCAAGCCACAGGACCTTCAGCCAAGTGGTACATGCAACTTCTCCCGTATAGACATTGCCCAGGCGGCTGTGTACCTGAAGACGGGTATGCCTACGAATCTACTCCAGCGGATGTATGCCGTGAACTACAACATCCTTCGGATACAATCAGGACTTGGAGGTCTGGCATTCTCGAACTAGAGAAACTCGTAAAATTTTTTTCTTTGCTAATATTACAAAATGGGTGGTGGTCTTATGCAGCTCGTAGCCTATGGCGCTCAGGATGTTTACCTCACGGGTCAGCCCAAGGTGACCTTTTTCCAGGCGGTCTACAAGCGTCACACCAACTTTGCGATGGAGAACATCCAGCAGACGGTGAACGGCACCCCCACCAACGGTGGCCGTGTGTCCGTGACGATTGCCCGCAACGGCGATCTGGTCGGTAATATGTATGTGGCTCTTCTTCCCAGCGGCTCTCTGCTGACGACCACGTCCACCAACACTCTCGCTCCAGACACGTGCTGGATTGCCGAGCGTGCAATTGCCGATATCGAGCTGACGATTGGTGGCCAGCGCATTGACAAGCACTACCAGATGTGGTTCCGTCTGTACGCCGAGGTGTTCCTGGGCGAGTCCGACAAGATTGCATATGGCAAGCTGGCTTCCACGTCTGTTACCCTGGATTCCTCAACGAACAAGACCTACGTGTACCTGCCACTGCTCTTCTTCTTCAACCGCAACCCAGGCCTGTACCTGCCCCTGATTGCCCTGCAGTACCACGAGGTCCGCATGGATTTCGACCTGACCAACTACTACTCCAGCTATTTCGGTTCCAACGCTCTGGAGGTCTGGGCCAACTATGTGTACCTGGACACGGAGGAGCGCCGCCGCTTCGCCCAGAAGGGCCACGAGTACCTGATTGAGCAGGTCCAGCACACGGGCGGTGATGCCATCTCCGCTGCCAGCTCCACGATCCGCCTGTCCTTCAACCACCCAGTGAAGGAGCTGATCTGGTGCTACGCCAACACGGTCGCTGCCGCCAACAACAGCATGTGGAACTTCTCCACGTCTTGCGCTAACGTGCAGGTGACCGTGTCTTCCAACGCCTTCTCCGTGATCGGCGCCATGCCCCACGAGGTTGGCTGCCCACGCCTGAGCGCCAACATTGTTGCCCTGACCGGCCAGTCCCTGCTGTCCAACACGGTCGGTGGTGTGTACTGGTTCGAGGAGGGTACGTCCAACGCTTGGGGTGCTCTGGCCCAGAGCGGCGGGTGGGAGACGGGTCCTCTGCTCAACTTCAAGGTTATCCTCAACGGACAGGACCGCTTCAAGGAGCAGATCGGCAAGTACTTCAACCAGTACCAGCCCCTGGTCTACCACACGGGCACGCCATATGTTGGTATCTACGTGTACTCCTTTGCCCTGCAGCCAGAGGAGCACCAGCCAACCGGCACGTGCAACTTCTCTCGTATCGACAATGCCCAGGTCGCAGTGAACCTGAAGACCAACTACACGACCCCTCTGCAGAAGATGTTCGCAGTGAACTACAACATCCTGCGTATCCAGTCTGGCATGGGTGGCCTTGCCTTCTCCAACTAAACGAAAAACAAAAAAAAGTCGAAACCGGTTCGCCGGGCTTCGGCCCCAAGATTATTTCAGTAATCTTGGAGTCGAAACTTTACCTTGCTACAACCTTCCATTCAGAATTCGTACATGAAAACTCTTGCTCAATTACCCACGCACAATCCTCTGGCTTGAATGATGGAGAACAGCAGAAGACGTCAATGTAGACCATGTTATCTTCTGGATACGTGTGAGCACTGAAATGGCTCTCAGCCAAGACGAGCACACCCGTTGTACCTATTGGTTCAAATTGGTGAAAAGCCCGGGATACAACAGTAAACCCGCACCTTTCAGCGATTCGGTTCATAATTAATTCAAGATCTTCGCTTCGAGAAACCCAAACTCCATCGACTCGTCCAAGAAGATGTTTCATCTAGTGTCCCATCATTTTATATATAGCCAGTCCTACCGCAAATATGATGTAAATGAGGGCAAAGTAATTCTCACCCTCCTCCGCCTGAGGCGTTTTGTATTCTATGAAGCTTGCAATTCCCAGAGCTGCATACATTACAGCAAATAGCCAGAAGAAAATTGTGTTAAGGTCAGTAGCCATCTATATTATATCTATGGAGAATCTTTCTGGAGCTGATATCATTCGGCAATTAAAAATTGAAAATCCTGGCATAAGTATCGAAGACGTTCTGGACAAAACTCGGGAAATTTTGTTCAAAAGAAAATTGGAAATTGCTGGAGAACATTCAAACGTGTTTCAGTTTCTCAAAGCTCTTATAAAACTCGACATGACTCGTGAAGAGTTGGGACGGGCCCTTCCGGGTCTAAGTCACCTCGATGACGCCATCGAATTCATCAATGAAATCCCGGAGGAAGCCCCCCCGAGTTGCCTCCCCTGGAGAACTGCTGCGAAAGGAAAAACACAAGGTACATCCCGCCAACGACCATGATTGTCGACTTGATTACCTGTGTAGGAATCTTGCGCTGAGATGGCATAAACATAATCTGAATTCCAAATAGAATTATGCCTAGACCCAAAACTAGAATTATAGTAGCAGGTATCATTTAATACTTAAGGACATTTTTATTAATGTGATGAATGAATTACTCGTTCCTGGAGCCTCTGAGTGATTTTGCGTTTATAACTCGTTCTATCCCCCAAGTAGAGCCAGTCCCTGTAGAGCTCGATGAATCTTGGAAGAAGTTTGAAAAAGAGCTTGGAGGGTTCAAAACGCAGTACGCCAAGGCACGTGCTGCGGTCACAATTTCACATTCACGTCTTTCTGCTAAATATGCCGATGTTAATGTTCTCGAAATTGCTTCAAAAGTTCTCAAATCAGCCGACTTAAAGTCGAACCTCTCTACAGTAATAGAACACTTCCAGACTGCAGAGGGTATACCAGAACTGACCAAGGAGTACGGCGAGGCTCTTGGACGCGTTGAAGCTATGAAGCAGATTATGTGCGACACGAATGCTGAAAGGTACGCCCGTTTTACTTGTTTTGTGTGTATGGAGCATCTTGTTGACTGCCTGCTTGATCCGTGTAATCATGTTATGTGTGAGGTTTGTTGGGCAAAAACCAGGAGCACCCAGTGCCCTGGGTGCCGTACAGAGGTTCGAGAGGTTCGTAAAATTTTTACGCTGTCCTAAACGGTCCTGTAACTCAGTTGGTTAGAGTGCTAGTCTTATGAGCTGGAAGCCGCGGGTTCAAACCCCGCCAGGACCACGAGAGCTCGCTCTCTGGGGGGAGTTCGAGGGGGCGCCACCTCGTTAAAAACGGCAGGGGGACGCCCCAGCTGACTTTGGCGCAGTGGTAGCGCATCGGATTGTAGCTCCGCTGGTCGTGTGTTCGAATCACACAAGTCAGAATCGACCTGAGCAAGTCTCTAAAAGGCTCACCTGCTCCTGTGGCCTAATTGGTTAAGGCGTCAGACTGTTAGAGATGAATATTTCATCTCGCCGCCATCTGTAGATTGTGAGTTCAAGTCTCACCGGGAGCGTTTTTCAATTGTGTCCCAATTGAAAAACGTTCTGGAATAAAGATACGTGAAGCTAAAAAGTAATGAGAATCGTACTCAAAGATGGTTCTGTCGAATGCTCATGGGAAGTATTGAACAAGATTACAGCTTTATTCGAAGACTTTCCAACTTCTGATCATATTCCTCTTGATGTAATTTCCAAAAATTCATTTATTAAAATTATGGAATTTGCTGAGACAGGAAAGGTACCTGACGCACCAGTGGATCTCTGGTGCGTCACGAACGAACAGTACGATTATCTCAAGGAACTGTGCCTTGACGCGGATTATCTAGGGTACACTGAAATGTACAATTCAATATGTAAACTTATTGCAAATTCTTTTTGTGGAAAAACAAAGGATGAAATTGAGTTGATACTTAGTTAGCCATGTCATCGGCATCATATTTCGTACCGTTATAAAACGGCATAAATTGATTGTTACTCATGTATCCAGAGCTTGAACGCATGTACCACAAAAGCACAAGGAGGATCATGATCATAATCACCAAAGAATTCTTCATTTTACATTATGCAAATTTTTAATTTATGAGCCACCTCATCTTGTCCTGAGTTTTTGTTTGGAAGAACATGAATATGAAAACCATAAGGGGAAGAGACCTGAGTTCGCCGAGTTCTGAGTGTATGTATCCAGCCGTACCGTCAAAAGGGTAAGGAATTGCCTGTATGAATAACCTGGACCCATAGACTATAGCCGCGACTATTGCAAACTGAACGACAACCTCCAGAAACGTTCTCCACTTGGGATGCGACTTTTTAAGTTCAGGAGTTACCATGTTCAGGAGGCTCGAGACTATGAATGCGAACATGAAGCACATGGCGCCAACCCATGCAACCCCTCCAATACGTATCAGGTGTATCATTTATTTTAGAGTGAGAATATAATGAAGGATCTGGATCTGTTTATGAAGTGGGAGTACGTCTCGGAACTTGATATAAATTTGTACATTTCTGGATCAGAATTTATCAATAACCAGCCAGTGACTGCTGATGACATGAAGGTTCTCATCTCTGATTGGTGGACAAAGTGCAGGAACTTGTACTGCATCATCGACCTGAAGGACATGTCCATTCTCGGACTTGATATTCTCGGTGTTATTTGCCTCGTTCAAGATCTCGAAGATTTCAACAAGGACAACACCATGTTGAAATCTATAAAATTTATTAATTGTAATTTTTTGATAAAGTGGATCTATCGTGGGGTCAGTATAGGTATACCGTCAAGTGTACGTGAAATTATATCATTTGCTTGACCACCGTTCAAGCGCAGGACGAAATGTCTGGTGTCCAAGGAATGCATCAGGCTTTTTTGATTTTATAAATTCTATAATTTGATCTACAGAATTTCTTCTGTCGTTTGATATAAGAAACGCGGCTACGACTGCTGCACTCCTCTGCTGACCCGCCGCACAGTGTACAACAATCTTGCGATCACGGTGACTGTTAATCCACGGAATAACCTCTGTGAACGCCTGATACATTCGGTCATTCTCTTCTGGGGAATCGTTTATTGGAATACGTATTCCGTATCCCTTCATAGGCAGATCGTTTGAACAATTGATTACTATCCATTCATGATCGACATCAAGCCCCCTGAAGCTTGAAAGGTACAGATTAGGAACAATCTCGTACATACGTTTTTCAGAGAAACTTATTTTCAATTAATTACCAATGGTTGACTGGCTTTTGTTTGATGTGACTGATGAAGTCATGTACGTCAACATACTTGTCGGAAAACTCTTGGAACTCCAGCCTGATTCACTTGAAGGGGCTGATGCATTTTGTCATGAACTTTACCCGGTCCTTGACAAAATTCAGGAACTTTGCATCAAACGAAATTTAAAACAAGTTTGCAGTGCAGATCTTTCAAACATTGACATGTTACAAATTAAACCAATCTCTTTAATGAGAATTATATGGAACGTTTACAACTACACGAAGGACAACGTCATGCTCCAAGGGTGTGATATTTCAGGCTCAGATCCATTCTTTACAACACTCTTTGGCTCTGTCAAGGGATTCTTACCTCCATTTATGCGAAACATAATAAACGTAAATTAATAAAATTACAAGCACGAATATCCAATGAATTTTAGAACTTTTAAATATAAAATCATAAGGCAGTGTTCTTGAAATACCAATGTCTCCTTGTACAACTGATTTCATAAAACCAACCCATGGATAGTCTTCAAACTCTTGAGCTGCGAGAGTTTCCTTTGTATAGTACATTTTTAAAGGAACTTGAATAAGTTGATGATCTATAGAAAAGTATAAGTCATCTGGATCCCAAAACGCAATTTTCATAGCCCCTTTACGGGTAATTATGTAACAGTGCGTCATGAGAGTCAGCCCTCGCTTTACAAACTCCGATTCCCAGACGTCAGAAATTCTAAAAGGTTCTGGACTTGGTCCCAAGTTTATATAGTCCCAGTCAATGTCTTTCATGTCGTCAAACACAAGGGCAAGTTTATCAAGAAATCCGTCACTTATTTTAACATCATCTTCAAACACGAGAACAGTTTCGTACCCTTTCTCTAACATATCCTTCCAAAGGCGAATGTGACTGTATGCACATCCCCATTCTGGTTGTGTTATATGAATTCCATCTGGTGCAAATAATTTTCCATCCGTTGCATTGAAAAATTCTACATTTTCAATTCCTATTTTTGTAAATTGTTCTTGTGCACTCTCTCTACGATCTGGCCTTCGTTCAAGATTTATGCAATAGACATGGTCTATGGACATTGATATTCACACATAAAAGAAAACTGTGTATAAAACACAAGAATGGCAGACCTACTCGTGTTTTACCCTCAAGGGCAGAATCTTCATATTGAGTTTCTAGGGTCAAAGTACATCGAGCGCCAACCCAAAACTCCTGCACAGACTGAGATGTTCATGCTCTCCGTGAAGCCTGTAGTTGAGCAACTGGATGCGTACGTGCTCAAGCATAACCTGAAAGAGGTCATAGAGCTGAACCTGAAAGATGTTCCAATAGGCAAGCTCAATTCTGATACTGCACTTCACTTGTTGAACCTGATGTGCGAGATTCGTCCAGATAAGAATATTTTGCAAAAGATTAAGATTACAAATTCAAGCCCAGTTTTTGCAATGATCTACAAGGGCATACGGGGAAAACTCCCAGGTCGTATACGAGACATTGTAGAGGTCGAGACTGATTCTAAATTTTTTTAGTGCGTTATTTTAGGACATGAGTAATTGGGATGCTCGGGAAGAAGAGTTTTTGAAAAAATTGGAGAAACAGTGCAATGCATATTACAAATATTTCTCCAAAGATTTCGCATATTACAAGTGGGCGTCGACCCGCTTTAATATACCCATTCTTGTGCTGTCGTCCATAAACGCTTTGTGTGCCATTGCATTGAATGACTTTCTTGCACAAAAATACGTGAGTATTCTGAATGCAATATTGTCCGCCGGAACAGGTCTCATAGGGTCTGTCCAGTTGTATCTCAAGATTAACGACAAGATGGCAAACTCTGCCCGTTCAAGCACGCTCATGAAGCGCATAGCTCTCCTCATATCTAAAGAACTTAGCGTAGCTCCAGAATCCAGAACATCAGATGGGAAGACGTTTCTTCAGGAATCGTTCGCAGATTTTAACGCCGCCCTTGAACAGTCAAATCCTGTATGCAGAAAATTTCAGAACCACCTTGCCCTTGACCCGGATGATGCTATAGACAACTCATCCACAACCGACGACCCGTCCACGACGCGATCACAGAAGATTCTCAACTATTTCAGGATGGCGAGACCTGTAGAATATTCTGAACCATGATTATGGAAATTGTTTTCTGGTTTGCGGCGGGTGGATTTTTTATGTTTGTATTTCTATTTTTACTTTCATATGATACAAAATATTCATGTTGTTCAAGTTCTCCGCTCGTCACCACTTCCGCGTCTTCCACATCGTCGTCTTAAAAAAAAGAGAGCCTTAATTATCAATGGATCCCATACTCGAGCCGAACCTTGCTCGGTTCACAACCTTTCCTATACGGTACCCGGACTTGTGGGCACTCTATAAGAAAGCAGTCGGAAGTTTCTGGACCGTGGAGGAGATTGATCTCGCCGCAGACCTCAAAGATTGGGACATTCTAAAATCAGAGGAAAGAAATTTCATAAAAACCATCTTGGCCTTTTTCGCCGCATCGGATGGAATCGTTATGGAAAATATTGACTTGAACTTTTCTCAGGAGGTTCAGATACCCGAAGCTCGATCGTTCTACGCTTACCAGGCGTTTAATGAATCTATTCACGCAGAGACTTATTCACTCATGATTGATAAGCTCATACGTGACCCAGACGAGGCGAATCTTCTTCTGTCGAGTATAAAATTCATGCCCGTGGTAAAGGAAAAGGCTGAATGGGCTCTTTCTTGGATAGGGAAAGGGGAATCGTTCGCCCAACGCCTCGTGGCATTCGCATGTGTCGAGGGGATATTTTTTAGTGGATCGTTTTGTGCAATCTTTTGGCTCAAGAAGCGAGGACTCATGCCGGGTCTTTCGTTTTCCAACGAGTTGATCAGCCGGGACGAGGGTCTTCACCAGGAGTTTGCCGTGACTCTACACTCACATTTGCAAGAGAAATGCCCTTCGAGTGATATTAAAAATATTGTTCAAAGTGCGGTCACTATTGAGACGCGATTCATCACTGAAGCTTTGCCATGTAAGCTCATAGGTATGAATGCACCGGAGATGATCCAGTACATTCAATTTGTGGCTGATCGTCTCATGACGCAGTTTGGCGAACCTCCCATTTACGGAGCCAAGAACCCTTTCGACTGGATGGAGAACATCTCGTTGGAAGGGAAGACCAACTTCTTTGAGAAGAGGGTCGGAGATTATTCAAAGCATTTAGTGGCTGATGGCGACTCAATCAGGTTTGACGAAGAATTCTGAAAGAATCTTCGGGGGTGAAGACTTCTGAAAGAAACCTACATACCGATGTGATCTTCATCGAGTTTGATGGTACCACCTAGAGTCGTGGCACCACCCCATCCATTACCGGTCGCGTACTGGTAATTTGAACTGCGCTTCTTGCCAAACATGCTGTATACAAGCTTGGACAGAATGACGAACACTATCGCGTGAAGAATGAGACCTGGGAACTTGGCCGCACCGTCGGCTGATGCGATCCAGTCACCACCAATTGAGCGCGTGAGCTTGTACGTCTCTGGGCTGGCGACTATGGCGAAAAGTATAGCTTTTATAACTGGACTCATAGTTATCATTAAAAAATATTTTAAATTAACAATGCTGATTGAGATCTCAATAATACTTTTGTTTATAGCATTATTGATATACTCAAATTACAAAGGACCAGCTCCTCCTCAGCCTATGTGGGATCGTATAACATTTAACCCCTTTAGCAAGCCTGCCGAATGTCCTGAAGATTGTAAAAAGTACACGTTTCCTGATGACTATTTAACGCCGTCTCTTACCATGACACAGCAATGTGGATATAAACAAGACACTTTTGTATTTCCGTGCCATTCTACTTGTTGCCATAAGCGAGTTTCCATGCCAGATGGGCTATAACTGCGTAGACGACCGCATGTACCGCAACACCTATCTGCGTCGGACGCCCTGAAGCGTCAGCTATGTATATACCAATGACTGGAAGCTTGCCGGTTATCTTGTACATCATAGGGTTTGCAATTATAAAGAAGATGACGATCGGAACGATGAGATGCGTGTATTTCATTTAATTTTAGTAAACATTTTTTCTATAATTTGCTTTGACCTGTAGACGTTCGAAGCACCCCTTCCTGTGTACCACGGCTGTCTTTTTGCAATTTTGTTAATTTCATTATTCAAATTATTCCGAGTCACGTCCTGAATAAGTTTGTCGTAATAAATCTGTCTTTTAATCTGGTTAGCAATTTTAGCATAATTTGTATTTACCGCAATGCCACCGTATCCACCCCACGCCCTGTTCCATACCTGGTTTGCTAGAGCCTGAACTTTAATGTTCTTTCCTGGCTCTGGCTGTTCAGCTACAATTTTTGATTCTATTGTATTCAAATTATTAAATTGTTTAATTATTTGCGGAGTAGGCTTTGTCTTTTCAAGAGCATTGCGAGCAATTTCTATGTTGTTTAGTTTGCCCGCCGTATTTTCGGAGGCGAGCGACTTTAGTTTCCCTGTTTGAAAAGGTTTCCCGAGTTGACATTGACGTTGCGAATAGTTGGGTTATTTCCCATGCGGTTATTCAGGTTGTACTTTTTTGCGTTATTGGGGTTCTTGAAATTCCAACGGGCAGCGTTATTTGCCTTGTAAATGACTACGTTCTGACCGTTCGGCGTCTTGATGGTCTTTTCCTGACCGTGAACAGCCTGGTTGAGGGGTTGATTCACGTTAGCCGCAGCTTGGTTGAGGAGGAGATTGCTACGGGTCTCGGGTGCTTGAGTCGCAGCCTTGCGACGGTTACGCTCCGTCACAACCTTTGTATATGCGCGAATAATACGAGACTTGTTGTTTCCTACAGCAGTTCTACTTGCGTTTTGCAGTTTCTGATAATTTTCCGCGAGGTTGGCATTTGAGCGATTCTTCAAGTTTGGAGCACTGTTTATGCGACTTATTATTCCAACTATATTTTGAGAAAGTGGAGGTACAAGTTTGGCGTTGAGCTTGCGATTATAAGCATTCACCTGATTACGAATATTCTGGTTCAGTTTATTAATACCTCCGAGCTTGCGCAAAAGTACCTGAAGGCGCATCTTTTCTGAACGAGCGCGTGCTGAATTAAATGCATTCGCATTTTGGGATATGGCACCGCGCAGAGAGTTGATGTTAACCCCTCCGGATCCGGATCCAGCTCCTCTAGCCGCAGCATTTGCAGCATTTTCCTGGTTATTAGCCGCAGCATTTGCGGCAGCATTTGCAGCCTTTTCCTGATTATTTGTAGGAACGTTTGCGGCATCAGCTCCATTTGCCGCAGCTGTGGCTGCCGCAGCTGGGTTCTTTGTAGCATTTGCAGCAGCATTTGCCGCGGCGTTTGCAGCCTCAGAGTTTGCTACATTTGGAGGAGCACCAATGGCAAGGGCGTGATTCTTTGCCGCGCCCGCCGCAGCTGCTGCCTGAGCAGTTGGTCCGGCACCCTGCTGGGCTGCAGCGTTCGCAGCCTTGTTCCCGACATTCCCAGGAGATGCATTCTGGGGTGCATTTGCTGCTGCTGCTGCCGCTGCCGCCGCTGCAGCGTTTGACCCGTTCGCATTCTTGACGGCTGCTGCAGTCGCCCCTCCAACCTTGGGACGCTTGGAATTAATGTACCGCTTGAGATTTCCAATCAATTCATTATTCAAAGGAACAATTTTACTATTATTACCTGAATTACGCGCGTTGATGTAACCGTTCACATATGTCTGAACGTTGAGGTTAAGTTTAGAGTTTGGATTGGTAATTACATTTTTTACAGTTGATGCAGGGGCTGACCGCCTGAACCTGTTAAAAATACCCATACTTGGAATGAGCATAGAAAAAAAATCAGGTCGCCCACAAGCCACATAAGGACAGCACTCGTAAGAAGAGTAGAAGAAACACAATGGCTGTCCGTATGTTCAGCACTTTCAACGCCTCCGATATCACGTTCAGCGATGTTCGCAAGAATGCCAAGGGTGGCAAGACAGTCTACCTCAACGCAGTGGGTGGTGGCAAGCTCCTGTTCCAGCTGCCTCAGCTTCGCGCACCCTTTGGGCTGAGCGAGTACAAGGACGAGAAGACGGGGTCGACCAGTTACAGCCTGCCCCTGAGTATGGACAAGCCCGATGTCCTTGAGGCGTTTTCCAAGCTTGACGCCAAGGTTCTGGACTTTCTTGCTTCCAAGTCTGAGGAGATTTTGGGCAAGAAGATGAGCCGTGAGGTGATTGCTGAGGGTGTTTACAAGTCGCCAATCAAGCCGAGTTCCAAGGACGGGTACGCGCCTGTTCTGAGCCTCAAGGTTGTTACCAGTTACAAGGATGGGTCCATTGAGACCGAGGCGTACAACTCCAAGCGCGAGGCGGTCCCTCTGACGGATATTGAGAAGGGTCAGACGGTCAGTGCGATTATCGAGATCAACCAGATCTGGCGCACACCTGCTGGCGTTGGAGTCACGGTTCGGGTTCACCAGGTTATGTTCGCGCCGACCAACAAGCTGAAGCCGTGCGCTTTCCTAGCGCCAGCTGATGAGCCGGTCGATGATGCCGAGGGGTCGGTCGAATACGAGACGGACCCAGATCAGGAATAAAATAGTGTAGTGTAATAGAATGAGTTGGGTCCGATCCGGACAGTTTCGCCTCGTCACAAATCGTCCAGGGAAGAGATATGTTTTTCGCCGAAATAATACAGGAAATTCAGAATATAACGTTCCTAATTCAGTTCAGAGCAAGCGTGATGCCATTCGCTACCTTTCATCAAAACGCAACTTGAGACCGAACAGACATAGTCCAATTCGCACAAAAAAAGAAACACTAGCCACTTACACGAGCGCCAGAGAAGCATTCAAGCGTGGTCCGTCCCCTAAACGCAAAAGCCCCTTGGCACTTCCTTATCACCCGGCACATGTTCCTGGATCTCCACAGTATCCGGGTGTCTTTTCATGTGCAAGCGGTAAAGGTCTTAAACTTCTTGGAAAAGGTCGACAGGGAATTGCATTTAAAGGAAACGGATTTGCTGCAAAGGTTTGTCCGCGTGATTTAGCTGCTGAGAAGCGCGGAGAGAAACAGCCAGCCCTCGTAGAGTACGATATACACACTGCTGCGTTCAAAGCCTGTCCCACTGGGGTGGTCGAGCCTTACGATTTTCACAAGTGTATAAACTTTATTAACCCTTCGACTATGAACATGGCAAACGTCCAAAACTCTCGCAAGTACGACAAGTCAAAACAGTCCATAATATTTATGGAATGGTGCGAGGGTGGTTCGCTTGAGGAATGGCTTCCGAAGAATGCCAAGTCCGACGCTGTTATACATCATCTGATATCTAGTGTCCTTAAATCTCTTGCTAAGATTTATAAAAAGCATCCCGACTTTCGTCACAACGACCTCTGGCCTGCCAACATATTTGTTGCAAACCGTGGGTTTCTGATTGGAGACTTTGGGTGGGCCCGACTCGAAAAGTCTGGAACAAACCCTGCAGTCAACACCGCCAACGGCACAAACACGGCAGGCAAGTGGGGTGTCGGTCCGGCAACTGATACGCGGTACGATTATCACTTTTTTCTAAATAACATTCGAGATTTTGTGAAACGCAAGGGTGGCCTTCCAAAGTCTCTCGAGTTTCTTGATTGGGCAGTCCCTCCGGGATATCGCGGTTCAAGCGACACTCATGTGAATGAATGGCGTCTCAAGTACAGAGACCCGTGTCCAGATCTCAAATCATTCAACGAAATTCTTCGGTCAAAGTACGTTTCTGGACGGAAGATTACATCTCCAGATCTCGTGGCGGCTCGCAGCCGTCTGCGCTCCCGCGTAAAGGTCACTTCTGCAAATCTCGTGGCGGCTCGGAACCGACCCAAAAAGCGCGTGTCTTCTCTGAACCTGCGCGCGGCAAAGCGCAAGCTCAAGCCTGTTCGCCCCCGGCGGGTAATCTCCCCGGCCCAACTTGTGGCGGCGCGCTCCAAGCTCAAGGAGGGGCTCAAGACCAGGACCAAAATTCCAGCAGCTCTTATGAAAAATGCACACTTTAATAAAATAGTAGAACACTACTGGAGAAATGACGGTGCTAAATCTGGAAAAAATTACGAGTCAGCTTGGAACAAGGCACGTCACAAGGCTGTGCGTCTCGTGGAAATGCGTCTCAACCGTGGGAACAGGCCTCTTACGCCTATAAGAGGTTCTTTGCGGAAACGGAGTCCAAAGGCGGGACCCGCACCAGCTCGTCGTGTGAGTCCGCCGCCGCCAGGTCCTTCAGGGCGTCCAAAAGTTATGGGTAACAAGGGGCGAATGGTCTACGCAAATCTGCATTTTACAATTACTGAACTCAGGAAACTTGCCGGTAACAAAGGCATAAATATCAAAGGTCTACGAACAAAAGCGAATATCGCCCGTAAAATTTTTGCTTGAATAAAGTAAATGAAGGTTCATCCAGTTCATGCTTTTAGCGGATTGGTAGGTATAATTTTTGTTCTACTTGCAATTATATTTATAAAGAGTGCAATGTCTTCTGGATATGATGCGGGTGTAGCAGGCGGCGGCCAAAGCCCTACGGACGTGGGAAGTATCATAGTATATGGTTCAAAGACGTGCCCTTGGTGTGTCAAGCAAGAGAAATACTTGACAGAGAAGGGGTTTGATTATCAGTTTGTAAACTGCCCAACGGATGGGTGCCCTGAATTTGTAAAGGGATATCCCACATTAATGGTTAATAACGAGATTAAGAATGGGTACACCGAGCTCGGTGGTCCTCTAAGTCACTGGTAACTAGAACTTGAATACAGACAGCGCAAACGCGAGCATAAACGTGTGCCACAGCGAATCAACTGGCTTGAAGATTGTGATGTACTTCACGAGGGTGCCGTTCCATAGGTACCGGAGAATGAACGTCAGGATGGTTAGGTAAATGAGAAATACCAGTATATTGTAAATAGCATCCTGACGATTGCGGGATTTCAGGATTGATTGCATCTTTTTATTAGTCAAGGAAAAAATTACTTACTAATAATAAGATGGTTGTACGTGGAGCACCAAACCCGTGGGCCCCGAAATACACGTGGGCGCCCTGGGGAACAAAAGGAGTTGCGCATGATAATTGCTATGATTATGCATTTGGGTCATTTTCAGCAAACCGAAAATCAAAAAGCGTTCCTGGAGATCGTAGCGGGCTGGGGTCAAACGGTTTGACCTTTCGCACCTGTGGCGGAATAGCCAAACGCGTTTTGTCTGACAATCCAGGAAACGTGTACAAGATGAAATCGGCTGCTGAAAAGCCAAAACGCGGGTTTTACAAGGTCATGTGCTTTGTGGCGCCGTCAAATGACTTTGGAAATTCAACCGGAGATTTTCACTGGTACAAGGAAATCAGCGCTATACGGTACAGAACTCGTCCTGGAGACACGATATCCGCACTCGCCAAATTTTTTCACGTTACTCAGTCTGTGATAAAGGCGGCCCTGATGAAGTCTCGCGTAACTGCCGACCGAAACGACGGTCGTGTAGCTAATAACACGGAAGAACTTCGTGTGCTCAACAAACTTGCGTTGAAAACAGTGGACAAGATTCCGTCTGGAAGAGTTCTGGACTTTCCTGTAAAACTCTGGAGTCACAAGACTGGCTGGGCGGGTGGTCCTCTCATAGTCGATGCGTCTGGGAAGACTATCACCGACCCGCGCCGAGCAGATCGCAATTACAAGCCTGGTTTTCACTATACGAAATTCTGTTCCGCGTATGGAGTCCGCCGCGGGTTTGCAAAGACTGGAACGAATTCAAACAGGGGACCGGTTACTCAAAATGTTCGGGCACGGGTAAACCGAGTAAACGTAGCTCGTTAATGAGTTCCTCATTAGGTTCCACGTCCCACCGTATTTCAGATTGAAGCATTTCTTGACCTCTTTCAAGATTTATACCAAACCCTCCAACTATAGAACGTACGTTACTTGTTTCGAAATCAGTAACTGAATTTAAACCATCTAATACACGTTCTATAATGAGACGGCATCTATACAATGGAACATCGAATGGTTCTCGGCACATGGGGCACGTAGGGTCACCGTGACACGAGGCTTTCCAACGGTCAACACATCGTGTGTGAAATGTGTGATTACATGGCAATTGGCGGGTGTCCCTGATCATGTGTCCGAAACACACGGCACACTGGGGTCCCGTGTGTTGCCAACACCTTTCCTGTTCTCCCCTGAGAATTTGCCTACATGGATTTCCCAGGAGAGTCTGTGCCCCACACCGCCTTTCCATTGGTTTACTCCTGTAAAAGATCTTAGCCCCGGCGCCGCAGGGCTTGGGAAAGTTCGTACTCGAGCGACTTTATAGCATCCTTGTATTTTATCCGTATATTTTCTTCAATATTTTTTCGAAATATTATGAGAGGATCATCATCCTGCTCCATGCGGCACGTGGGGCATTCTATTGACTCCTCGTACCACTTGATTATACACTTGTCATGAAACATGTGCTTGCATTTCAATTTACGATCACTACGATTGGTCAATTCCAAACAAATTGTACATGCATGCTGTGAATGGATGCGACATTTCCCGTCTTGGATAGCCATGTGTTTACACTTCTTTCCTGAAAGAGTCATTGACGAGCAGTTCATTCTCTGAAAGTATCCTACAAATTTCTTCATGGATTTCACCCTCAGTCCTGTTTGCGTCAATTACATATGCACGAGTACCCTCTACAAGGTTCATGTATTTCCTGTCGAGTTCTCGAAGATACTCGAGAGATACGGAAGCATCACCCGTCTGGTTACGTTTCTGAATGTGCTCGTGAGCCAATTCAGGACTTTTAGAAAGGTAAATGTAAATATCAGGAAACCATTCAACCTTGCGAAAATAGTACTCGTAACAGTCTCTTTCAGTTGGATGGACCTTGTCCTGAATGAGTGGCCAAAACACAAAGCGAGAGCTCCACATGCATCGTTCGTAAATTACATGCTTCGTTGTGTAAATAGGCTCGAGTTTCTGGAGAATTCGCATGTGAAGCAGGAACGCCCATCTTACCTGGTCCTCATAAAATTCCTTGAGAGGCCAGTCTTGAATTGGCTCTCTGTGAACGTACCAACCTTTCGATTCAAGCAAACCGAGTTGTGTCGTTTTGCCTGCACCGATATTCCCATCGATGACTATTTTCATTAATATTCTAGAGTGTCTTATCTTTAGCAAAACCCCTTTGGAGGACCCTGTCCCTCCTGCTGATCCACAAGCACGGAAACCATACCGTCGCGGCATGCTGCATTACGAAGAGGAAGGTTCAGGCTATCTACGGTCTGGAGATACTGCGTCCGGAACTTGTAATTGTCTTCTACATCAATCTTCTGGGTTTGCATGAGAGCCTCAGTCATGAGACGGTTAGACGTGAACTCGGTGAGACAACGGCCATCAGCCATACCTATGCGGGTACTCATTTACATTGCTATTACATTTTATTCTGAAGAACTCTATTCCACTCGTCGAAAGATGCTCCTAGGATCATGTCAAACTTGCGAACGACTGGTGTCTTGGCCACAAACATGCTCGGGTCTATACATGATAGAACCACGTCGTAGGCCGCCACCAGTTCTTCAAGCGTTTTAGCCCCCCCTACAAGTGTTGCTCCCGACTTGAACACGCTGATGGTCATCTTCTTCATGTCCGGCTTTGGCTTGAACTTGATCTTGACTGCACTGTACCTGTCCGGTTCATAACTCACCTTGAACCCATCAAGCTTATCGAACCGTTCCTTGACCTTGTGACTGTTCACAACCACGTTGAAATCAAAGTTTGAGTTAATCATAGAAATCTCAAACGGATTCATGTGCGGAATTTCTTCCAACCCGAGCGTTTCTTTCATTATAAAGGCAACCTGGTTCAGGATTCGCTCCCCGTCAATCGGAGAGTTGCCGCCTGATAAGTGAATAGTGCCGTTTGGAAAGATCTTGACACTCTTTTCAGAGTAGTCGTCGCGTGTTCTTATGGATATTTGGTTATAGAATGATGTTGTGTCCATAGTCCATGTAAATCCCGGACCTTCCGTTCCCTTGGGACGGATAGTCATCGGTTGAAACCTCTCACGAAACTTGGCTATGTCAACTTTTCTGTCGTTGAATGAATGCATAGTCATTGTTGTAATCTTGAGCCACGATGGCGCGGGCCATTCCGGTCTTAAACGGACGATGCGCTCACGAACTCGCGCGAGATCCTGAATGTACTGGTACATGTCCATGTTTCTTTATGAACATGGGAGTTGTGTCTTTGTGGCGTCTACATGACTCGTTTTTTTGCAGCCGCCTTGGCAATCTTCGCAAATGGAGTTCTCAAAATATCCGCCTTGATAACCTTCTTGTAATATTTCTTGAGCTTGTTTTCGTTTTCGTGAATATTGCCAGTCTTTGTGACGTTGTGAGCCACGAGTGAAATGAGTTTCTTCTTCTTCACGGCATTTATAACACGATTCAGTTCGGCGATTCGGGGCTTGAGTTTTGAACGTCTCTTCACGGACTTGGGCTTCTTCATAGAAAGTGTGTTCAGACCTTCGAGAACATTGACTGCACGCGCAGGTCCTCCAAGCTGCCGTACAGCATTGATTGCCGGAGCGCTTACGTTGTGCATGTTCATAGCCTGGCGGGCGTTCCCGTTTGTGAGATGGAGCGCCTCGGCAGTTCGCGCAACTTCGGGAGCCCCCTCGGGAACTCGCGCAATTTGATTCATTGCGCGAGGAACTCCACCTGCATAATTAATTGCACGCTTCTGTTCTGCAGGAATTGGTGCACCGGCCAGTGCGCGCCGCCAGTCTCCCGTGTTTGTAACTGGACGACCGCTTGGCGTGCTTGTTTTACCGATCAAAGCTCGACGCCAGTTTCCAGGGTTTACTTGACCACCGCCTCCTAAGTTGAGCCCTTCTCCGCGACCTCCAAAGTTGAACTTTTCTCCACGACCGCCGCCCCAGTTGATCCC